CAGTAGCAGCACGCCTCGTGAGCACAGCATCGCGGAACATGGCTACGCAGTCCTGTAGCCAGCTCTCACGTTGGTGAGCGGTAAAAGAATTAATTTTCCTATTCATCGCGTCTCTCGTCCTTCAAGTTCCTGACTGCGAGGAAGAGAAGGGTCACTTATGGAAGGAGTAATCGCAGGAAAAGAAGCGCCACCCGTGTCCGGCGTTCCAAGCATTTCACGGGTGGCGCCTGAGTTGGCTGTCTCGAGGAGAGCAGACAGCAATTGGGAGGGGGCTCGGGCGAGCCCAGGCGCGCTCTCAACGCCTATGGGATTTGTCCAGAAAGTGTCGTGCGCGCCCTGGCACAGACAGCAGCACAGGAATTCGCGGAAGCCATTCGGACAGAGACGCATCACTCCGCCCCCACACGACGACGCGCGCGTTGTCTGTAAAGTCCGTCGCCCATGAGGATCAGCAGCGCATTCGGCGCAACCCAGATGAGCAGCACGAGGTCTAGGAGGGTGTACGTTGTCATGAGCAACGCTCCGCGCGGCACATACTGCACAGACGCGGGCCGCTCAGCGTGCCAACGCACTCGGCGCCACATAGACAAGTAAAGATGTTGTACATATGCGGCGGCTGCATTGTGCGCGCTCGCAAGCGCCGCCCCACCCAGGATTCACGTAACGCTTTACAACGAATGACGTACGCGAGCGGGTCTTCCCAGCCTTCGCGGGCGGCTCTGGCGCGCGCTAGGCTGGCTGCTGACGCCATCAGACAACGCCTGCTGTTTGGGCGCGGATGAACTCCCGTGCCCGGTCGAGGGTGCTAATCGTCATGTTGGCGCCGTCGCGTAGCCGCTTGACGAACTTGCCGTCGTTGACGGCCATGAGACCGAACGTCGTTTCCTTGATCCCGCGTTTCGGGAGGAAAGCTTCGATCTCGGCAAGAAGGTCAGATTGTGCGGTCATCGAAGCATAGACTATTGGGAATTATCCCAAACTGTCAAGCCCGGATTTGGGAAACTTCCCCGGTTACGGGAGGCGGCGCTTTTGGCGACAATTCCGATATGGCCACGGTTAAATTACCGGCGGACGCCAAGCCGCTTGCCCGCGAGGTACACCGGCTCATGGTCGAACGCAGTCTCTCAATGAGGGCGTTGGCAGCCAGGGCCGGCGTCTCCTATGACTTTGTGCGGGATATCATTCGAGGACAATCGAAGAAGCCGAATGCGGAATCGTTGGGCAAATTGGCCGCATTTTTAGACCGCACCACCGAGGAACTAATCAACCCAGGGCGCCCCGGCCAGTTCCAAGAGGATGAGAAGACGATTAAGACGCCCGAGGAATTTAGATGGATCAGGCTTTGGCGCCGGGCGTCCGATATCGGCCGCGACCGGCTGCTTTCTGCGGCCGAGAACGCACTTATTGGCGATCTGCGGGGAAGCGGGGAAGCAGAGGATATTTGACCCTACGTAGGGAACTGTTGGGAATGTTCCCAATTTCCCATTGACATTGGGAATTGTCCCAATTAGCTTGGCCTCATCGTTTAGGAGGCCATCTTGGACCGTCATCCTTCCCCCACTGTTGCTTGCGAGCCTCTATCTCTCGCGATTGTGACGGTTTGCGGTCAGGATATCGACCGTGAATTTCGCGTGAGCACCGGCATTGCGAGCGGTAACCTGTGCAATTCTGCCGGGTTCCACGATGTCGATGCCGAGATAACACCAATAAGATTGATGGGAGGTCGTGCAAGTGGCCTTACGCCGTCGCCGGCTGACGCCGTTAGAAGCGGAACTGTTGCAGTTCGTAGCAATGATTGCACCCGCATTACGCCTTTTAGCTTCTCGCTGGGGCAATGGACGTTGGGGCATTCCGGGAGTGATACGTATCAGCTTACGTCGGATGGCAGATCAAGCAGACGATCTACTTCGACAGCACTGGCGTCGATAAGTGTTATTTCCCGTGACGCACAGCGGGTGCTGTCGTGATCCGCGCATGGGACTGCCTTCGAGGCTGGCGCACGATCTACACCCGCGCTGAGGTCATCGCGCACGGCTGGTCATGGCACGCTGGCACGGCGGCGATCGTCGCGACGGTTGGCTGCCTCGGACTTACTGGCGCAGCTCCGTTGCCGCCTCTGCCTGCGCAGCCTGGCGGCGGCATCACGCAGCTCGTAGCGCCCGCGCCAGACTATGGCCCCTCCCCTCTGCAGTTCCTGCCGACGCCGGAAGAGTTCTCGCTGCCGATCCCCAGCGGCGGGTTCTTCATTGTGACGCCCGGCTTGGTGACGGAGGAAACAACGCCCGCGCCGCACCCATGTCAGCCCGCGCATTGGTGGAACGGATCGGCGTGCGTAGAAGGCAAGAAACCGCCGCCTGCTGATGTGCCCGAACCAGCTGGCGTGGCTGTGCTGGGCGCGGCGCTTATGGCGTTGGCGGCAATGCGGAGGAGGAAGGCGTGAGTAAAGATGCAGCAGAAGTTTTGCGCGCGGCGCGGAAGCTGATTGAACAGCCGGATGCGTGGATTAAGGGCAATTCGGCTATAGATAAATACGGCCATTACATATCGCCTTGGTCGAAAGATGCAGTCTGCTTTTGTGCGCTCGGAGCGGTAGAATGTGCGACCCATAAGCTGAATGCTACTTATGAAGTAGATCAATTGGCGCGTGATTTTCTGTATCGCGCTATCCGCACATCAATTGCGGATTACAACGATACGCACACCCATAAGCAAGTTATCGGCCGCTTCGACCGCGCCATTGCTTTAGCGGAGGCGAAGTAATGCCCGAACCAACAAAGCCAGACCCGCGCGATCCAGATCCGTCGCGCTCCGGCATCTTTCGCGATCATAACTGTTCGTATTGCAAGAACGGCGAGAAGCCTTGCGTGCAAGGCAATCCGTTGCAGTGCGAATTCCCAATGGCGAGGAACGACTAATGCGCACCATCCTCTTCACCATTGCGCTCGTCGCGTGGGCCGCCAGCGCGTGCGTCTACGGCTTTGAGAGTGAGCTGAACGCAGCGCCGAGCATGCATTTCCTGGTCGCGGCCAGTGATACTTAACCCATTCCTCCCCTGCCCCGAATGCCGCGGTTACGGCCACACGTATGCATCGTGCGATCCGTATGCGCAGCGCATTACGTGCGAGCAATGTGCAGGCGCCGGCAAACGATGGTGCGAGGAATGCGGCCAGGACTACGCCACAGAAACGTGGCGCGAGGGGCGCGAATACGCGCTGTGTGACGCATGCTTTATCGAATGGGCAAAGGCAGCAGTGACTTAGGAGGCGATGATGGACGAAGAACGAGAATGGCAAATTATGTGCGCTATCTGCGCCGCCGATCAGGGTTCTAAGCGCATTGAAGCCCATGCTTGGGCCACTAGGTGCGAGCGTCATATGCCACATATGCATGGTTGTGCTTGGCGAGATAATCGGCCGTGCGATTGTCGAACCCTGGCAATAGAAAGTCTCGGATCATGACCCCAGAAACAACCGACGCACACCGAACTGCCGCGAACCTGCATCTACTGGCGTCGCACCTTGAATGCCACGCCTGCGTGCTGACAAACGAGCGGCTACGCGATGCGTATATCGACGCAGTGCTGAAGCTGACTGACGCCGCAGATGCGCTGGACTGCGCCGTGCAGGACGTAGATGGCGTCTGGGCCGTTCCTGATGAGCGGCAGATGGAAGTGGAGTGGGTGGGATGAAGATCGCATTGTATATCGAGGATGGCTTAGAGCAGATTGTGCTTACGCCAACGTCGGATAGCGAGAAATGCATCCTTGCCAAGATGCATGAAACACCACGCGAACTACATGTGACGCGCGGGGAATTTTACAAGAACTTCGCTGGCTTCTGGCGCCAGGGCAATACTTCAAATCCAAGCAGCACTATTATAGTGTTACGCGTCGTTCATGACGCTGCGCCTGTAACTGAGCCGTTCTCATTAGAGGCCGGCCAAGTATGACCCACATCATAGAATCCCTCGGCCGCATGGCAGCTGACGCACAGGAGCGAGCGGAACTCGCCGTTGAGCGCGGACGCGATGCTGAGGCCGATGCGCTGTTCAGCGTGCAGGAGCGTGCCGACGATCTGCTGGTGGCGTTGGCGCGTTGGCATGGCGTTGTGGGAGATGATCTGTGAGCTACGAAGACATGTTCTGGTTTGGAACGGGCACGCAAATAGGGATGCTGTTAACGGCAATTCCTCTTTGGATAGCGGCACACAAGGCATGCCGGTTTTTGCGAAGCATGTTCTCGTGAACACACCAGATCGCCTGACCGTCGCGGCCATCGCACGTCAGGAGGACACTCGTGCGTGGCGTAGAGCGCGCAGCTGGTGGTGGCTGCAACGTTGGGCGCTTTGGCAATTGCCGCAGTTAGCGGTTGTCGGCGCGTTCGCGGGGTTTGTTGTGTGGTTGTGGGTGAGATAATGAACGGCGCAGACGAAGCCCGCGATGCGCTGCATAACGCGCTGAGCGCCGCTTATGGCCCTGTGTATGCATGTGGCGTGGCCTTTGCGAAAGCGCAGAAGGAATGCGCCGCAATGACAGATCTGGGAAACCTCATGTGCTCTGCAGTCGGTCTGATCGTTGCCGCCGAGGCACTGAAGAGTGCGGCCGACAATGCTGAGAAGTGCGCCAGGGCCGCTCTTGCTGCAACGTTTCAGGAAACCGGGGCGCCTGAAGTCATAACCTTGCATCACAAGGCTTACATGAGCGCCAAGGCGACATTCGTGTCGGTGGATCAGCCAGACATGGTGCCGGAGGGGTACTGGAACGAGCCGACTGCGAATAAGAAGGCAATCAAGGAAGCTATCGAAGGCGGCATTGATGTGCCGGGCTGCACGTTGATTCGTCCCAATGGGCAAACGTTGAATATCAGGAACAGAAAGTAGGAGTAGCTGGTTATGGCAATCGAAATCAGGAAAGCGTCACGTAAGCGAGCCAAGATGCGGCTTGGTTTGTGCGCGCCAGCGGGATCTGGGAAAACAATGGGCGCTCTGCTGGTCGCCTATGGACTGACTGGAGATTGGTCAAAGATCGGATTGGCCGATACTGAGAATGGCTCCGGTGAGCTGTATGTCGGCCATACAGTGCCGGGAACGAATTTTGTTATCGGTGAGTTTCTTTACGCCAGCATAAAAGCGCCGTTCTCAGTTTCCAAATATATGGAAGCTCACGCTGGGCTCGTGGATGCTGGGTGCGAAGTCATCATTCTTGACAGTATCTCTCATGCTTGGGCCGGATCTGGCGGCTTGCTCGATAAGCAAGGGCACATAGCCGCTAAGAGCGGCAATAGTTACACTGCATGGCGCGATGTGACGCCGGAGCACAACGCTTTTATCGAGATGATGCTGCAAAGTCCGGGGCACATTATCGCCACCTTGCGGTCAAAGGTGGAATACGTCCTGGAAACTAACGACAAGGGGCGCCAGGCGCCTCGCAAAGTCGGCATGGCTCCCGTCCAGCGTGAAGGCTTGGACTTCGAATTCAGCGTTGTGTTCGACATCGACCAAAACCACATGGCTAGTTCCAGTAAGGATCGCACATCGTTGTTCGATGGCGAGTATTTCAAGCTGATGCCTGATGTGGGGCAGAAGATGCTGGATTGGCTGAATACCGGGGCAGAAGCGCCCGCGCCGAAGTCAAAAGACGACGAGATGCTTGAGCGCATCGAGAAAGCGTTGGCTGATGCGCCGGATGCTGAACGGGTAAGCCGCATTCAGAACCACCAAGAGGCCCAAGATCTGGCGCATAGGATAACTGGAGACAAGTTGGTGCGCCTTAATAAGGCACTCTTAGATGCGATAGCGCGCACTGCGCCCCCACCAGAGCCGGAAGTAACGCCGGTTGAGAATTTTGAATGGCCCGGTGAGGAACCGGCCAACCAGGAGGCCGCATAAAATGGCTGGTTCAGTGAATCGCGTGATGCTCATCGGCAACCTTGGGAAAGACCCCGAGGTGCGCAACACGCAAGACGGCAAGAAGATCGTCAACCTCACGCTTGCTACGGGCGAGTCATGGACCGACCGCGCCACTGGCGAGCGCAAGGAGCGCACAGAGTGGCACCGCATTGTCCTGTTCAACGAACGCTTGGCCGAGGTGGCAGAGAAGTACTGCCACAAGGGCAGCAAGATCTACGTTGAGGGCGCCTTGCAAACGCGCAAATGGACGGACCAGCAAGGACAGGACCGCTATCAAACTGAGGTGGTGCTAAGTCAGTTCCGGGGCGAGCTGACGCTACTGGATTCGCGGCGGGATAACGATGCAGAGGAACCTGCTCAGCGTCAGCCGCACCCCGCGCCACGCCAATCTGGCGGCGGATCGCGGGCCAAGACATCCAGCATTGACGAGGATTCAATTCCATTTGCGCCCTGTTGGCAATGAGTGCAGCCGAACAAGCGTGGGAGAACGCCGGGAAGCAGCAACACGCATACTTCCTGGCGCTCCGTATCGAACGAGCCGCTTGGTTGCGGCGCACGCGAGAGACGCTGTGGGATAGATGGGGCGGACATTGCGCCATCTGTTCCTGTGAACTGCCCATCAGCCACATGACAATCGACCACATTTGCCCGAAGCGCCATGGCGGGAGTGACGAGATCCACAATCTACGTCCGCTGTGCAAGCGCTGCCATGAGGAATTGAACTGGCACGATCAATGCCTTGGTGCCCTGCTTTTGTCATGGATAGTGGCGCATGCCTAGCGGCTGGCTCACCCTGCCCCGCACGACCGAGACGATATGCCCAGGAGAAAACGAGTGAACACCGCCATATTAGGAAAGCAGATTGCGGAGGAGTCGCGCGGCAGTCCAGATATGGACCCTCGTGATGTGCTGACGGCTTTTGACCGGTCCATTGTAGGCAGCGACAGTGTGCGGCTCAATCTACCGCTTCGAGATCCTGTGGAGTGCCGGCGTCACCTGGCTCTGATAGAGGATACGGTCCACCGGCTGCGGCTGCTGCTGGAGGAGCGGCGGCCGGATCGATCACTGCTGTTCATGGTGCGTGGCGAACTACGCCAGTTGAACCGAAAGCTGAACGCCTATCGGACGACTAGGAGGGATTGATAATGCGCGACTTGAGGTCGGCAGAGACGATAGCAAAGTGGGAGCGCGAGGCGCAGGCTAGAGAAGCTGAACGAAAGCGCCTACGCAGACAACTAGAGGCTCAGCTTGCCGTTGGCGCCGATTGGCAACCTATTGAGGCATGTCCATTTGCCGCCCTTGATCAAGAATATGGGATCGACGGTTTAATATGGGTATCAGACGGCAAGGAGGTAGCCCTAGCCACCGTCCAGAAGCGCTTCGGACGCCCACTCCGTTTTGTAACGCAGCCAGAAATGGTAGTGTCTCAGTTTGAACTAACAGGAAAATAGTCAGTCTGTATCTTCTCGGGATACATCGCCATATTGGCGGCATGGCATACGTCGTAACACAGACTGGCCCGACGAGCTTCCAAGTGGCGGCGACGGATAAGGGAGCAAACGTGCTGATCGCGGACTTCGCTTCGCAGGAAGAGGCGGAGACGTTCGCCACGACCATGCGTCAGATTGATAGCGGGTTTACCACCTCCATGGCTCATGAAAAGCCTTGCTGATGGCAAAGTCCCCCAAGCGTCCCCGCGACGCCAACCAGCTTGCCCGCATGATCGTTGATCTGGCGACTGGGGATAGGTCTGAGGATAAGCCGGAACCTCCCACGCCCGCACAGGAGTTTGCGCGGAGCGGCGGCTTGAAAGGGGGCGCAGCGCGGGCGCGAGCCTTGTCACCGGAGCGACGGGCCGAGATCGCCAGGAAAGCAGCGGAGAAACGGTGGAGACGGCCTTAGTGAGGCCGATTGAGACCGTGAACCGCTGCCTCGATTAGATCGGGTTTTTGTTGATCTCTCGTATGTAGCCACTTGTAGATCGCAGGGGCGCTAATCCCGATCACGCGGGCAATTGTTGGCACCTTCTTCCCTTCTGCGAGAAGGGAATCAACTTGGGTTTTCAATTCATCTGTGAACCGAATTGGAGGGCCAAGCCTTGCTCCGCGCGTGCGAGCTGCGGCCAGACCCGCACGGGCAGCTCTGAGACGGTCATCGTCTGGGCGCCATACTGACAAGGACCAGGTATTCCCCGGAGTGGCGATCACATCACCAAGCTTTAGTGCACGCTCACGCATCGCCCAGTACAAAGTAACAGTCGGGTTTTTTGCGGTGAACATCCAGCCACCGGCTCGCAATTCCCGCACAATTGCGGCTGCCGTCAACGGTTCGGCCTTGGCCTTCAACACAACACAAGCGGCTTCTGCGAGGCTGATTCCATAGAACGGCGAATCCTTAGAGAGAGCCGCCAATGGCGCTTCTGCTACATGTCGGACGGCGATATCGACATTGGAGCGCGCGCGCTGTTCCTCCGGTTCCTGCGCAGGAATAGGGACTTCGTTCACGCCGTGGGCCGAGTAATGCTCAAGCATTTCAAGGAAATTCCGGCGCTTGTCAGCGCGCGCACGAGCATCGGCAATCTTAGTCTCAAGATCACTAATCTCGATTTCGATTGCGACCAGTTCGGCTCGCGCCTCGCGGGCCAAATCATCTTTCAGCGTCGGCATGAACGGAGTGATACCACGGATCGATCGGGACGCAAAGCGGTTACACTAAACCCCCATTGACGCGGGTCATGGTCGGCGCGTATCAAGGGAATCGGCGGCGCGAGTCCGTGTCGCCCGAAGGAGTGTTTCATGCTGATAACGCGGGGCTAGCCGGTCCCTAGGTTGCCGGAACGGTAAGGCCCGAAAACGAAGAGCCGTCCAAACCCAGGCACGGGCGAGGACGGCTCATGGTAGCCCACGAAACTTGGCGGCTCACTTTGCGACGGTGCTTCTAGCACCGTCGCCTATCTTTGTGAATCCCCCATGTTAAGTGATCTTTATGCTTGACTGACAAGCATGAGGTTCATATCATGCGCGGCATGAACAAGCTGCCCCGCCAGAAGCGTGTCGAGATCATCTCCCAGCTAGTGGAGGGTATGAGCCTCCGGGCTGTCACTCGGACAACTGGCGTTAGCATCAACACGGTTACGAAGCTTCTGGTCGATGCTGGCAAGGCTTGCTCTGACTATCAGGACGAACATCTGCGCCGCTTGGCTTCCAAGCGCGTTCAGGTCGATGAGATCTGGGCGTTCAACTACTGCAAGCAGCGCAGCGTGAAGACCGCCAAGGCGGCGCCAGATCAGGCTGGCGATATTTGGACCTGGACCGCGATCGACGCCGACGCGAAGCTGGCTATCTCGTGGCTCGTCGGCCCCCGCGATCAGGATGCGGCCCGGTTTTTCATGCATGACCTGGCTGAGCGCCTGTCCGACCGTGTCCAGCTAACCAGTGACGGCTTTAACTCCTACCCCGTGGCCGTCTGGGAAGCCTTTGGCCGTGAGGTCGATTACGCCCAACTCGTGAAGAAGTACGGCCCCTCGCCGGAGCCTGCGGGCCGTTACAGCCCCGCTCAGTGCATTGGTGCAGAGAAGCGCCGCCGGATCGGGACGCCTGATATGGACGAAGTCAGCACGTCATATGTCGAGCGCGCCAATCTCACCATGCGGATGCACATGCGCCGGTTCACTCGGTTGACGAACGGTTTCAGCAAGAAGGCTGAGAACCACGCCTACGCCGTTGCGCTTCACTTCATGGCCTACAACTACGCTCGCATCCACAAGACGCTGAAGTGCAGCCCGGCGATGGCCGCTGGCGTGACCGATAAGCTATGGGACGTGATTGATATCGTCAGGATGATTGAAGATTGGGAAGCGCGACAGGACTTTTCACTTCGGGTACCGGTGGCAGGCCATCCCGTCTGAACTTTTGATCGTAGTACAAATCGGCATTCTTCCTCTGTCCCTGCAGTTCCGGAAGATTTAGTACCTCCAGAATATCCCAGCCAGGAACGACGCACGTCATACCGCTAAGCCCCTTCACATATTGCCCAGACTTAATCAGAGGTTCGTGGCTCTCTTTCAGTTTTTCCGGCTGGGATAGTTCCCATATTTCGGGAAACTGTCCCCAATGGATGCCCAAAAGACAGAAAAACGTGTTGTATGAGGCTTCAATCGGTTTGTTGTCGCGTAGAACTGCGTTGCCCAGAGCGGTTCCGAACAATCTATACGCAAAAACTGGTGAACCAGAGTAGCCGCTGCGGGAATGCACATCAATGCAGTAGCTGTTTACCGTCCACCCCATGTCATTCTTAATGGCTCCCGGGGCCATACTTATATGGCCAAAGCGCACCGCTGGTTTGTTCGTGCTGCCCCCGTCGTGATCAATAAACCTTCCTATCATGAAGACGTCGTCACCGGGGCCTATGTTAATGCTCGTAGCCATTTCCCGCGTGAGAAGGAGCCCTGCGGGAGCCACAGTGACTTGGTGCGAGTCGCCAATGTTTGCAGGAATCGCAGCGACATCTACGCCTGGCTTAAACGTCCACTCGCTAGGCTCGTGCTCGAAGACATCTACCCCTCCATCCTTTAAGTTTAGACGAATGATAGACGCGCCACTATCCACGGCCACGTGCCAGTTCGAAACCACGTATGTATAGAGAAGATGCTGAGGGAATTGTTCCGATGGTACGCCGACTACAAACCCTGTCCCGCCGCATTCACTCCCTTCACGAGCGCCATCGATGGTTTCGTAAAGGAACACAGCACCATGAAGAGCTTCATCAGGGATACGAGGCATACCGATCCTCCGCCATCTGGTGTATGGCGTTCCAGCCGACGAATAGGCCACGTACGGTTGTTTTACGAACTGCAACAGGCTCGGGTGGAACTGCCTAGGCATCACAGATGCGTTGCTCTGCCGTTCCACTAAGTCAAGCATGCTAGGCCCCTGCGCGCAGCTGATCCTCTCATGGAAAATATTCCTTCAAACTGAGACACTACCGAAATGGCGATGACAGATCACGGCATTCAATGGGTAGGCGGCGAGATTGCTGAGATTGAGGCGCCTGATTGGTGGTTCGCATGGGAACTGACCGATCACTTAGGAAGTGAGAACTATGCTGGTGGAGAACCCATTGGGAAAGACGAGGTGCGCTTCGTCGCCACACATTGGAGGGCAGCCAAACCTCCACCACCCTAAGGCGCCTCAGGGCGCCTTTTCTTTTGCTCCGCTTGCCAAAATCTCATGCTCGTGCTATCTTTCGACTTATCCACAGCGCCCAAATTCAGCGAGCGATTCCAGTGGCTTTTCACCTTCCGAAGTAGATACCATATCTATGGTACATGGGCGATCTTGACTGAATATAACTTATGCGACAATCCAATTTCCGAGACTGTGAGATTCAGTTTACAAGCAATTACATAGGCTTGGCAACATCATGGCGTGCGTTAAGTCGGCGGCGTCATCAGGGCGCCCTATCCGTTGTACGGCGGGATTACATCTTCCCGATGCGTAATGGCGCTACCGCCTAAGCCACCCCTGTCCGAATCGCCGCAACGTACGCCTCTGCCGTTGGCGGCATTACCAGCTCGCCGCACATCGCGCTGCGCTCCCACGATTGCTCGTAGCAGCACCTGACGCTGCCCCACTGAAGCGCTGGCGCCATCAGTCCGAGTGGATTTGCGGCGATCCACCTGAAGTGCCCTAGGTCAAATTCTGGCATGGGATAGGTTGTACCTACCGGAGGGTATTAGCGCCGGGCTTCCACCGGCTGCCCCATCCTAGCTCCATGCTTAAGACAGGTCTTCCACATGGTCAGAGCGCTCGGATTCCATGCGGCAACAGTTGCCCCGTCCGCATCACCGGACAGCACGGGGCCACGCTGTAACTTACACTCGGTCTGGAGTATGCCGGCATGCGTTCTTTCATCCGGCGCAGATAGGAAGGGGGCGCTGCACTCGCTCGGTCGCTGAACAAAACACGGATCGGAAGCTATCCCACTTTTCGCCTCCGACTGGTGGTACAATCGGCTTTCGCCTCCCACGCCGTCGCCGCCCTTAGCTCTGCATTTCATTCCGGGGTATTACGGATGGGAAAAATGTAAGCTTCACGCTGCATAACGTGCAAATTTGCAGCGGGAACGTAGCAGGGGTTTCGGTTCAGCGGCGCCAACGTCGTAGCCTGGGCATAACTTTGGTGTTAACCCAGGCATGGAGAAACCAACCTAAGATCATGTAAGCCGCATTGTGCGCTATATCGTGCGCGCGCATCTTGCCGGGCTTTAAGCGCCAGCCGCGATAGCAATTTCAGCCTGTCGATAATACAGGACGCGTTGCTCCTCGCTCATTGAGGCCCAAACCCTATCCGGGAAGGTCGGGTCGTCAGCACAGTCATTTTCATACATACCGCAGAACAGTGCCTTCGCAACTCGATCACGCTTTTCCATGTCATTCATTTTCCTGATTCGGGGTTATGTGACGTGTTCGTTGAAGTGACATGGACCGTCAGCTTTGGCCATGTCCACCGCCAGTTCGTGGCGAGCCTCCATGATGCACCTGGCAAGCCATATGCGTTCAATCTCTGACATCTTATGGCCAAAGCGGCGCCGCCACTCTGAAGCCATTTCGTCAGCTATTTGCTCTGCGGTTCTCATCGGGGTTTCGTCAGGACTTCAGCAGGGCTGCACGCCAGCCGTCTAAGAGACGCCACACATCGCCCATGTGTTCCAGGCCGCCAGGCGTGCCGCCATAGATGCCGGCCGCTTCCTGCTCGTCACGCGTCCGCATGATGTCGATGATTTCCTCACACACGGCTGTCTTCGCTTGCTCATTCATCGCGGTCTCGGTTGATATGGGTTGTGCCGCTTCATTCAGGATGTAATATTTACCGCCATCAGTCATCATCGGCCTCCGTCGTTGCGTGGGTAACCGCCACATCAAGCTTGAACGACCAGTCCTCCTCGAATGCTCGCTCTATCGCGCCCGCGAATGACTTGACCAGCTTGTTATTGCTTGCAGTTAGCATCTTCAGGAGCGCATCCTCAATACCTTCGCGTTGATTGCGGATGGCGCGCCGCACAAATTCTTTGGCAACCTCTGTGATCGAGTCCTTCACCAACTCCTCTAACAGAGATCCGACTGAAGGCGGCGCATAACCCATTAGCGCATAGTGCATGGAGAGACGATCGTCGCTCTTTGGTGGCTTCTTCAGCGTTGTTTCAATCATCTCCTGTATATCGATGTTGGCCAACGCAGCCTCTATCGCAGGGCGCACCTTGGCCTTGACGGAGGACTGGACGAAGTCCGTATCGAGATCGAAGGACATCTTAGCCATAGTGCGGCTTCCTCTATCCGGGGGTTTGGTTACAGGTGGAAGGCGCGGCGTTCAGACAACTGATCATCCAGCGGGAGCGCCATACTATAGCACTCCATCACCCGCGACATTGGCGCATCTCGCAACTCCTTCATCTTCGTTGCCGCATCCTCGCCTGGCATCACGAATACAGGGTAGTCGCCGTAATCAAATGTGTCCGTCGCAACTATCATGTGTGTCGCGCCTTTATCCTGCGCTCGTTTGAGCCAGCCAGAAATATCTTCACGTGTTGTCGGCATTCAATCTCTCCGGGGGAAACCCATGCTGCCTCCTACGGCTCCAGCGCATAACGACTGAAGCTCTGAATGTCGCAGTAAGATGAATTGCCTCCGTCAACCGGTCGATAATAAACAACACCCTTAGCGATCTTCGTAACCCGCATCCTAAGATGGCGATTATCGGCATCAAGCCAGAATGCGTGAGTGAATATCAAGCCGATTTTCGGCAGCATCTCTTTCACTCCGTCCACGTCAGGATGGTCTGAGAAGAAATAGCCGCTTCCCTGGCTTCTGGAAGAGAGCAAAACCAACGGCGGATCGTCGCCTTGCAATCGCAAGTGAACTCATGCCTGCCGCCGCGAAAGCGCGTCGCGAAATAGAACTGAAGACCTGTTTGCTTGTTGGTAGCGCGAGTGATGGTGAGGCTGGCCATCTGACTGCTCCGGGGTTCTGTTCGCTAACTGCTGTCTTGCGTTGACACCCTCACATTTACCGTCTATTGTAGTTCTTGTCAATCAGGAAATGCAGAGGCAGGAAATTGACCCGCCGTTATGTCAGAAATGGGGTGCGAGGCTGGACAGTAGAAGCCCAGATCAAGCTGCTGGACGACGGCGGCTGGGGGGGTGACCCGTCGCTGTTTCAGGACACCTTGCGAGCTGACCGGGCCAAAAAGCCGAGCTACATCCGCGCTGAGTGGCTGATCGAGCGCGACAACTTCCTGCGCAAAACGCACCGTCGCGGGGAGACGCTCGTAGTGGCCACGCCGCTTGCCTTGGCCGTCAGCCAGCGGGACCTTACTAAGACGCTGATCGAGGCGGCTGAGAACCGGGGCGCCACCGTCCTGTTCGCGGACAGCGGCTTGGCAATAGCCCCTGACGCGGGAATGGCGGGAGCCGACGCAGCCATCGGCGCGTGGCTGGATGCCTTGGAGAAGGCTACGAAAAAGACATCCAAGATTGCCGGGAACATCGCCGCAGCGGCCGCAAAGCGGAAAAGAACGGCCGAGAAACTGAAGGTAGCCGAGCCGCTGTGGCCACTATCTACCGACGAGATCAGCACGGAGGAGATTGCTAGGCGATCCGGCCTGTCGGTCAAGACCCTCTACAACGACCTAGGACAGCGCAGCTTGGCGCAGGCGAAGCGGCTGCGGAGCGAAAGGAGAAGATCACGTGCCAAAAACTGAAACGACACTTCCAGCTAAGTCGATCCTGTTGAGGTTCCGCACTCTGCGAGATCGTGACTTAGCCTACGCGGCGATCGACAAGGTTCTCTACGAGCTTTGGGACAGCCCTCCTGTGGAGATTACGACAGCACCGTTGTTCGACAATGGAATTTCAGAATGAGCAAAACCGATACGACCGCTACGACGATTGCCATGAGTCCATCGAATAGGTGCAGATTTTGTGGAGCGCGGTTCAATGTCGCTCTTGAGGCACATGAAGCTAATTGTGAGTGGCGCAACTGGATCGAGGATAAGGCCACTGGCGATTGGTATCCGCCTGACAAGAAGTGGCCGCAGGATATGATTGAGGGAGAAGTCCCGAATGAGTGACAAAACCACCGAAGGCAAAACCGGGCGCGGCTTTGATCTGATCGAGTTCAAGGATCAGAAGGGCTATGAGTGCTCATTGCAGAAATCATCCGTCGCCACGGACGATTGCGTGTGGCTTGGATGCAATGACCTGGACCTTCGACGCTTCGAAGCCTTCATCGGATGGTCGAAGGTGGAGTTGGCCGACATTCACCCGAGTGGTCCCTATTATGTCTCGAATACACGGATGCATCTGACGCGCGATCAGGTCGCGGCGCTGCTTCCTTACCTTCAGCGTTTCGTTGAAACGGGAGAGTTGTCGTGAGCGAGGCACAGAACAAAACCACCCCGGCGCAGGCGGAACGGGCAGCGCAGAGGCTTTTGTGCGCGACTGTTTCCGCATCTTCGGCCAAGAGGACGATGCACGGAATGGCGCTCTAGTCCAAGCTACTGCCCAGAAGGTTTTGGAGGCGCTGCCCTATGTCCGATGAAAACAAAACGACCGAGCCACAGATGGGTTGGTTCAAAGTTTATGTCAGCGGGCAGGAAGTTGCGGGTGGCTACGGCCCCTACGAATCCGTGAAGCGCGAAGCTGATCACTACGCGATGATGTATCAGACAGACGGAAAGGTCCGCATTCGCGTTCAGCGCGTAGGCAAGAGGAACTCAGCATGAGCGAGAACCAAACGACCCCGCCGGATGGCTTCCTGCCTTATGAAAGCGTGCCGAAGGATGGGCGCACCCTGGAGTTATGGGCGCCCGATGCAGATGGCCCGTTCCGCATGGCGTGGCATCCCGGTGAGGTGAACCCTCTCGTCTCTTTGCATCGCGGGATTTGGGTCTCCACCGAAGGAGCGTTCACTTGGTGCGACGACCGGCCAGATGGCGCACCAACCCATTGGAGATCAGTGCAGTGAAAACTGACACGACACTTTCTACGCCGCGACCATCCATTTCCGATCGCTCGGATACTTAGCCGCATTGGCGACCATCTGCTGCATGAGCCATTGAGCCGCACCAGTCGTCAGCCCGACCTGATCCGCCATCGCGAGTGCGCCGCGCAAATAAGCCGGATAGGTGATCGAGCCAGCACCGGACAATTGCAGCGCGTTGTTGTCGGCTGCCGGGAGGGCCTGCTCGGTGGAGCATAGGTTCCACAAGGCGCCCCATGTGGTCTCGTTCGGACCGTAGAAGATGCGCCCTGCACTGTGCGCTGCTGGACGCGCTGAGCGAGTAACAGACCAAACATTCACGTTGATCGCCGTGACGGTCATCAGTTCACTATCGATCATCACCGGGAATGGCACAGCCGGAAACACCTGAGCCGGGGTGACTGTCGAGTTGAACCAGGCCACCACCGCCAGCCCAATAGTTGGCGCCACTGTGATTGTCTGGTCTGTCGAACCGACGCCAGCAGCCAGCGTTACGGATGGCGCAGCCAAGCTGTCATAGAGTGTGGGGCAGCTACGTGGCCATCCGCTCGTGCCGTTCGTCCGCTGCACCGCGCATCCGACAACGCCATGCGCGATCGCCTGCCACTCGCTGTGAGCCAACAGCAGGCCGAAGCCCAACACAAGAGCCAGCATGTCGTTCTGCCAGAAGGCGAACGGCGAGTTGGTGGGCCATGGGAATGGCGCGTAGAGACCAAAGTTTGCATAGAGGTCGATCGGGGTGGTGATTGTATTGACGGTCACGGCGGCCAGCATAGCCCCGAGCACCGCCTGCATTCGTGCTTGTGGCAGGAGCCAGGACGGCACCGCGGCCGGGGTGACGGCCGCAGCCCCGAACATATTGCGCAGCGGCCATGCGAGATATCGGCCGCCCTGCGCGTAGCGCGCTGCGGGGTTGAGCGAGAACAGATCGGCGCAGACCTGGAACTGTAGTCCCTCCAGGTAATAGGGATCGCCGGTCAGCAGGAACGGCAGGTAGCTCATGGAGGGCGAGTGGCCGTCGTCATATTTGATCGGCGTGCCGGCGCTCGTCGGCGCGGTCGTTTTGATCAACGGGCTCGGCTGGTTGATATTCTGGATCGATGCCCTCGGATAAGCAATGCCGTCCAGCGGAGCACCGGTCTTGGTGTCGCGGAAGTTGATGGGGAAAGATCCGGCTGCTTCCGCCTGTGCGAGCACAGTGGGGAGGTTTGCGCCCGTGCAGACATAGTCCGCCTGCCACTCGGTGATTAGCCCTATGTCGCCTCGGTCCCCAGTGATGGTCATATTGCAGTAGAGACCGGCGAAGCCCATGGGCGAGTAGGTGTAGGCCGGCTGCGTCTTGGTGGCGACGCCAAGCTGGGAGGCGTCGAACTGCGGGAGCAGCTTTGCCGCGACGAGTTGCGCGATCGTGGCTGTCACCGGGCGCGGAGCCGATTGCCACCGCCAACGAGCCATCCAGTAATGCGCCGGAACCGAAACCGAGGCGAGCGTGGCACCGTTCTTTGTAATCGTGACGGTGTAGGCGCCAAGATCTGCCGGCGTTCCGGTTGCCCACGGGTCGCCATATTCGAACACAACCTCGTCGCGGCTTCCGTCTGCATCGGAGCGGAAATAGACCCGGAAGCCGGGCAACAGCGGATTGGTCGTAAGGATGCAGCCGACGGTGAATCTGCCCTGGGGATCTACGTAGCTGCCTTGGTCCGTGCCATGCGCTCGGTCAAATATGATGGGCGCGCCAGTGGCCAGTTGGATCGTGACAACCATGCCGGCGTCGGATATCCCGACAACCGTGAATCCATTGATTATGAGCATGATCAGACCGCTTGGGTGGCGGTCTGCGTGATGATGTTCTGAACAGTTTCGCTCGCCACGGCCACCACGTCATAGGTGCCAGTGGGAACGACAGCCGAGAAGTCGAATGTCCCAGCGTTCAAGATGCTGCCCATGTTGATGACAGTGCCACCACCGACCGGCGTTGCGGTCACATCGAGGACGGTGGCTGTCGCTCCGGCATCGAACACGACGGAGCCCGTTACGATGAGTGTGCCCACGCTTGATGTCTCCAGTGTCACTATGGCCATGGTGATCTCCTACACTTGTCCCGCCGGCACGAAGCAGCGCACCATCCCGCCGTACCAACAGAGCACCGCGTCACCGGTCGGGTTATCATGCCGTTTCAGGATTGCGTTATCCGGCACTATTACCCACTCGTTCGGCGCGTGCCCTTCATATGAATTGTCTGGATTGTCAGGGAACGTTTTGCTGTCTACGTAAGCCCACCAATGGCCATCACTGTGGATCTCAGCACGCACATTGCGACAATCAGCCACGGAACAGCACAACGCATTCTCACCCAGTCCCTGTTCTGGTGGCACCGTCAGAGTGTGGAACCACTGTGCTAGCCCGGACGTGGGATCGGTGCCAGGCGGCGGCGCGCCTCGCGCGTACGCTATCGCAGCCAAGAACGCTAAGATGACAGCAGTAACGAGGAGGTAATCCTTCACGCTGCCGCCTTTAGTTGCGGCCATTCTAGGCCGTGGGTCTCATCAAGCCTTTCCATGATCCAAGCCCATGATGCTGGCTGTAGAGCTGCCCATGTAGCCAAGCGAGTGAGATCAGCATCTGCAAGCCCTACCGGATAGTCCCATGCAAGCAACACATGACCACCAACCAAGGCGCCCGAAGCGGCAATCGGCGCCACCCATGGGCCTTGGCCAAAGGTGTCCATGTCCCCCTGATAGAGCCTGATGCCGAGATAGGCCACGCCCAGCAGCCGGTTGCACATTAAACCAGCGATGGCCTCACGAGAGTTCGGCACAGTGCGGGGGATCGGGACCAGAGGCACTTGTTGTCCAGCGTCAAAGCCATGCGTAGCAACATCGTTGAGCATGTCCATGGCCATAGCCCCGTCAGTGGCCGCCAGTTGGGCGTCACTAGCCCCTGGCATTCCGATGACATCGGCGTATAGGGCTTGAGGCTTGCCATCTGTGATCACGGGAGTGGCGCTACGAAGCAGACCAGAGGCGAGCGCAGCATTGGCCACGCCTACCGCAGTGCAGTCTGGGATCGTTCCGTTACCCCAAAGCCCTGGTTGGTAATCGATAGCTGAACGATCAAGCTGATAACGGTAGAGCATCGGCGCTGGCGCGGACATAAGTCCACGCGCCAGCCGTTCGGGCGAATGGGGAAGGCGGCCAAGGCAAAAAGTCATTGATCTACTCCATCAAGTTGCCACCTTCCCCAGCCGCTTACTTTCCCACCTTCAGGACTGCCAACGCCCGCGCTTCAGTCATGCCGGAAGGCGCAGCCGCCGCTACACTCCCAACTGCAGCCTGGAAGAAGGACACAATGGTCTTGACTGCTGCCAAGTACTCTTGAGCAACGCTCAACTGAGCCGACGCCACATTGCCAATCGCCGCCTGAACGTCAGAAACCAACTTCTGTCCATCAGCCGCAAGCGATGTCACAGCCGCAGCCGGGGTGGTGCGATCATACGTCAGCACGATCTGGCCATTCGCAGCCGTGTTGAACGCCGTCAGATCTGCGGAAATCAGCGGCTCAACAGCCATCACTGCAAGCGCGGGCGGCGTGCCTACGATGCCCGGAAGCCCAGCAACAAGGGTCGTTGCATTCAGAAGCGCCTGCGCCCACGAATTAGCCTGGGCCACGTTGAGCGTGATTGTGGTAACGCCATTGGTTGTTGTGGATGAGCACGCGGCAAGAGCGCCAGCAGCGGCAATGCCGGGAATAGCAGATACGAGAGTGCGACGAGTAAGCATGTGGTGTGTTCTCCTGGTTAGCATCCGAGTTGGAACGTGTATGGACGGCATTGCCCGGCGTCGGATGGCATGCACGCAGCCAGAGCAAGAGCGGCGAGTAGGATGAGGGCGGCGCGCATTATTGAACTGGCGCTTGTGCTGCAGATGCGTTTCGTGCAACTGCAGATGTGACAACCAAAGGCGCCTTTACCGGCAAGCGATTGTTGACGAACACCCACAGCGCATGTGTGCCAGTCAGCAGCCCCACACCGATCAACGCAGCCACGTTATCGGATGGCGGCGCGACGTGGATGATCTGGAAGAAATACTGGACAACCGGTCCCACCTGCGATCCAGCAAGCGTCAGGCCGCCCGTAACTGTTGGGTTCATGTCGGTGTCTCCACTTTCGTCAATTCCGCAGCGTTCAGATCATCCGCTGTTGGTTCAGGCGCGGGCGCCCCTACTTGCGCTCCATGCCGAAATAGCCCTGTTGCCTGCCCATACATAGAGCGCCAGTCCGCGAGTTGCTGTGCGGTTGGTTGCGCTGCATGCTGTCCTGTTGCCCACTCGCGCACATAAGCGGTGCAAAGATCCGTCTCAGTCGCAACCATCATGTTGCTGATCGGGATAGCGACGCCGCCAATGTAAATACCGCGATGCTCCACGCGATCCAGCAGAAAGTCTACACACGATTGCCAGCGGTCGAACGCCACAAACAACCTATCGCGGCCGGTGCCATTCTCCTGCACTTCAACAATTCCAGTGATTAGCGCATCAAATTTCGCAGCCCAGCGGCCAACGTCAGCCTGACAGCCTACATAATTGTTGTTGATGCCAGACGCGCCATTGGCCGATTCAACCCGGAACATGATGTAAGCTGAGCGTTTAACTTCCACGGGCGAAGACGCGGACTGCAGGTACGAGATTATATCCGCCATTGTGACGATTGTACGCTCGTATGGAACTGTCGGCTTTTCGGGGTAAGCGTTAATCAAAGCGGCCTCCCAACAACATGGCCAATAGAACCGTCCCGTTGGCGTTTAAGCAGCTCCAGCCGCATTTCCAAATGCCTAATAGCCTTCTGGATATCGTCGCTTTCGTCGCCCTTCATGCCAGCGCGGCATGTGTATTTGACCACTTGGAACTTCCACGCGGGCAGCTCGTTGATGAGCGCGAATGTCACTGGATCAATGGGAAAGTTTGCGTAGTGCGCCGGGCGCTTGATGCCATCCGCACATTCAATCCAGTTACTATCGATGCGATCGCGCGTGTGCATCTCCTGCGTAAACGCACCCGCAGGCTCAGCGGGCACGGGGCCAGTCGGGCGCGGCATGCCGGGCATCCAATCGCCATCACTAGCCGGAGCGATGCGACAATCGCCAACCGGGCAATCACATGACCCACCGAACAAATGGCATTCCCGCCTCATGCATCCACCAGCGCGCAACGGAACGCTTCAGCACTGCGCCGCTCTTGCATTGTCATGCGCTCGCTAGCCGTCCCAAACGGCGAGTTGCGCGGATTACCACAGCAACCACCAAGAGAACATACCTGCGGCTGCTCCTTAAACCGCGCCATTGCCTTAGGGTCGCGCCAGCATGCGCAACTCAGATCATTGTAATGCTGATTCCGGTCTTCCTTTAAACGGCGCCACATGTGGCTTTCCGTTTGGTGACGGCGGAAGGCTCTATCCCTCACTCTTTCCTCGGATAATCTGACGGCGGCTTCTCCGGCTGCGGCTCCGGGCGCAATGCCCCGCAGCTCGCGCAATACGGCACATTGTTTAATACACGCGCGCCGCATTTACAAGTCCAGTACATATCATATGCCTCCGGGAACCAGTCATCAAATCGCCGCGCCATCTACTCCACCAATGGTTTGCCAGAGAAGGCGCGCGCAAATACCATAGCCAGCGTCGGGTTGTCGCGAAATAAATATGCCAGCGGTGTTTCCAGCGCGAGACATACTTTCTCCTCGTCGCGCATTTCTTTCGTAATATTGTGCGCCCAATGCATTGCATGGATTAACTCATGCCACAAAATGCGCACCTGTTCCGCCGCAGATTGTCCCGCATCGATGTAGATGCGGTTGTCTTCAATAACGTGTAATCCAAAGTTGCGCCCCTCGGTCTGCACAAACTTTGCCGACAGCGGCAACACTTCGTATTCAAGGTGCGCAATTTTAATGCGGAGGGTGCCAGACTTCTTCATTGCCGCCCCCGCAAAAACTCCAGATAACTCGCCGTCTTCTCCACATCCGAAAAGCACTGCAGCGAGCCGTCGCGCGGATCGAACACCGCACCTATCGAATGGCCGATGTTCTGCTTCCCGCTCCATCCCATCTCTTCGGGATAAAGGTCGAAGCGCTTGTAGCCTTTAGCTCGGGCTGTCCAGAACGTGCGCCCAGTGTGCTCGTGCTGATCGTGTGACAGTTTATATGTGTGCCGATCGCCGGCAACAAACAAGTCAGCTATGGCACCTGTAAAAAGGGCCCGTTTATCCGGGCCGTGGTTTACGTTGAATGTCGAATTGCCAGGAAAGTTATGGGCTGCCCACACTTTCCATATAGCTTCTCCGCTACGTATGGTGAATTTGACCTGCCATTCCTGGGTAGGTGTCAGCGACGCTGTGCGCATCCATTTAAGCGCGGCACCATCGCCATGCCATCTGCCGCCATTGTGGTTGCCTAGCAGGATTGCCCACCAGATTGGTCTTTGAAACATCCACTCAACAATACGGAGCGCCGTGCGCTCCGTTGTTGATTGAAAGGCATACTGCCCTCGCAATTTTGGCTGCCATTGGTTGATCCAGTCCCCCAGACCAACCGCCCACATACGCGGCGTATTCTCAACGATCTTAAGGTGCTGGCGCAGCAGACGGATTGAGCAGGTATCGGCGTGAGGATCGCCGACAAACACTAAGGCGAATGGTTCGTTGCCTTTGACCTGAAACTCCATCCATTCCAAAGAAGCACGGGCCTTCGCCTCCCGTTCATCCTCTTCTTCCAGCTTGTCCATGATAGCGTCGAGATCTTCATCGGCGCACTCAATCTCAGGCGCTACGCAGTCCTTCCATTGGTCTGTTGTCTGTGCCCATCCGGGCTGATTACTAACTGGCGGCAGTGCATCCGGTAGATGCTTCCGCACGCGCTCAACCTGGCTTTTCATTGTTGAGTAGTTGATACCAGCTTTATCCGCCGCTGCTCGTATGCTGCCAGCAGCTTTCACGGCAGCGGCTATCGAACGCAATGCCTCAGTGCTGTGCTCACCAGCCATTCAGTTCGCCCCCGGCGGCCAATGCCGCTGTAGCCACATCGCTGCCCCAGACCCGAGCAACACCAACACAACACGCTCCGTGATGCTCCACACCGCATGACCAACGCGCGCATATGCATCTTGCTTCGCGTGTTGCTCAGTCAACTCAGAGAGCTGGCGCTTGATCTCGGTCACATCCCCTTGGACGCCTTCCAGTAACGTCTCCACCCGCGCCAACCGCTCGCCAGCGGGGCGGAATTGGACTCCAGGATCGTCATGCGCCATCGTTCGTCTCACTCATCAGCGGCTTCCTTCGCTGGTGGGGCTGTCCTGCAAAGGACGGGCTGCCCTCCGTTCCGTTTCCAGCGGGCGGAGGGCGGTCGGATCACTTATTGGGTGTCTCCACTGATTTGACTGTTGCCGCCGCAAGTTTGGCTTGCAGCGCTGCAATCTGCTCCTGGTCTTGTGCTACCTGACCGCGCAGAATGGCGATCGTATTGGTGATCGTGCCAATCGCTCCTATGGTATTCGCTACTGCGGAATCAACCTGTTGCTGCAATGGCGGTGTCTGGGCATACGCCGCCAATGGTACCAGCAGCGCAAATAGAATCAGAGCGCGCATCATTGGCCACTCGCCGTGTAATAGTAGAATCGGAGAAACCCTGGACCACCGGGTGAACCCGCAGCATTAGTGCCGCCACCGCCGCCTCCTGCGCCTAATCCTGGGGCAGCACTTGCATTTGATACAGCAGCCGCGCTTCCGGCCGATCCCTTATCCCAGTAGCTATTGCCCCCGCCACCACCCGCACCATTACCAGCACCGGCAGCAGCGACAGCATTTGTCGGAGGCCATCTGCCGCCCGCACCCGCTGTTCCGGCCGTGGCCCCGCCACCACCGCCTGGGGCGCCGTCACGGAAGCAATCAACAGTGCCGCTGGCTGTAGTGCTCGTATCGCTAAACCATGCGCCAGCCGATCCGGCGGCGCCACCAGCAAGGCCACCGCCCCAAGCGGCAAAGTTAATCGCGCTGGCACCACCTACACCGCCGGTCCCAGCAGACCCCGTTGCCCCACCAGATCCGCCGATAATGTTGAACCCAGTTGGCGCTATCTGGCCGGTGATTGTCACTGTCCCCCCACTACCGCCTGCAGACCCCGCAGGCGCGCTCCCTGGAGCTGCCGGTATGGTAAATGTCAGCGTCGATCCGGGTGTAACCTGCATTGGGCATTGCACCGCCGACAGTGCGGCGCCACCTCCGGCACCCCCCGCCGTGCCTGCGCTCGCCTGACCACCGCCGCCAGCGCCCCCAGTGCCGCTTCCATCTACCCAGATGTAATTTACATCTGGCGGCACAACCCAAGTGCTACTGGATAAGAACGAAGCCGAGTGACGCGCGAGGCTTCCGCCAGGACTTACTGTCTGTGCGTTTGTAGCGATAGGGATAAGCAAAAGCCCTATGAGAATAAGCCGCTTTAGGAGTTGCATGTCCCACCTGTCAGAATGCCATTGGTGAAGATCAGAGTCAGATTCTGGTTGACCGTGCATGTGCGCGAACTACCGGTCCCAGACCCAGCCTTGATAATCCCACTGATTGTCGTGGTTGAGCCGCTATTGCCGATACCGATCGTGGTTGCGGTCGTAGTCCCTAGCTTGAGGGTTGTCCCAGATTGCGTCCAAGCGTTCTCAGTCACTATCAGGCCAGATCCGGCCGAAGTGCCCGTAACTACTAAATTATTGAATGTCAGAGATGACACCGCTGGGGCGCTTATTTGTCCTTCTGCGCGGACCTTTAACGTCAATGCCGATACGACACCACTAGATGCCGTGACATAAAACTCATTGCCATATCCATCATCTACGATGTCACTGCCAGAGGAGCCATTGCCGGTATAATTTGTGCCTCCGCTGACGATCGATGACACGCCGGCAAAACTATATAACCCAGTGTCGAATGTCAGGGCGCTTGCGGTTGCAATCATATAGGCGGGGCCTAATTTCAGACCTCCGCTTCCGTCTATCGCTGTTGCAGGCACGCTGGATGAAGGGCCGGGACTTCTGAAGGAAAAATTACCGCCATTCACCCCTGCGCCGCTGAATATCCCTTGTAACTCATCCCAACCACCAGCCAACGTGGACGGGAATGTATTATAGTTGCTGCTCGTCTCCAGCTTGAATAGATATCCATTTCCGCTCAGATCCATCGGCCACTGGGCCTGATAAGACCCGACCACCCAGCCATTGAACAATCCAGCAGAAGCGCCCGTTTGCGCAACGAGCGCATAACCATTATCCGCATTGATACCATGAGTCGCATGATCGGAAGTCAGGACTGCCTGAAACATCGTGAAATTGCTCGCGCTCGCTCCCGTTTGGAGCGCCGCATCGACCTCCATACCGACGCATTGCGATCCGAATGTGTAGCCAGTCTTACAATCGGCCCATGGATTTGCTCCAAAGAACGCACCTTTATAGTTTCCCGCCGAACCACCAAAGTTTACACTAGGCACAACTTTAGTATTCAGCCCCGAGCCTCCCCCATCAGCAGTGAGCGTGGATGCTGTGTTAAAATTCATCTGAATCTGGGCGCCGATTCGGAAGCCACTGAATGACGTACCGCCATAGCTGGATGAGATCAGAAGTTCATCGCGCGTGCCGCCACTGTTACTGAAGTTGGCATTGTCCGAGCTCGCACCAATATGAAACGCAGCGATACTGGTGTTGTCAGTTCGAGTCGAAGTGCCGGCCCAATTTGCTATTAAATTCCCCATATAGGTCGGGACAGTCGCACCAGACAACGTGATCGTATTGCCGTAGGTGTTAATCGAGTTCACCTCGACAATGTTCGCTGCCATGGTGCCGGCAACGCCACCCGTGTACGTGATGACGCCTGAGTATGTGTGATTCCCAGAAAATATGCCGCTAAATGCGCCACCACCACTGAGAGTTGAGAGGCCCCCAACTGTCAATGTGCCACCAATCGCCGCATTGTTCATACCTGGCGAGCCGCACGCAGTCGGATTTGCAAATGAACATGCCGCACTTTGCGCATGCGCCGCTGCCGGCAGTAGCAACAGAAGCGCCGCTATGATTAAGCGACGCATGCAAATCCACCATTATTGAATATCTGCCCCGATCCTGCTCGCGCACTCAATGGCCACGCGGCACCACCGATCAGTATGATCTGATCCAGCGTACAGCCGGGATAGAAAATACTAAGACCCGGCTGATACTTCGTGCCCAAACTGGCACAGACAAAGCCGCTATTCGAAAACACGCGACCTGGGATATGCGGGTCGATCAGTGGAAGATCCGTAACAGCACCATCAATCACCAGAAACTGACCATCCAGCGTCAGCCCACTATCCGGCAATGGCGCATACACAGACGCAGGATCGACAAAGCGGCGCCCGCTGGAGAATTCCCACACAGACGGATTCAGCGATCGGCGCACCCAATCTGGATCGTTCTCAAGGACTAGCTGCTGCCAGGAGAGGATGCGAGTAGGCATCACTGCTTCTCCTGCTGCTGATTCTGCGCGGCATTCGCTGTCAATGTGCCTTGCAAAGCGCGAGCAATGCGCTGAGACGCAACGGGGCCAATCTGACTGTTTTGCGCCTTAGCCATAAGCTCACGTGCCACGTTTGGATGCAGCATGGCCTCGCGCACGAGGTCATTGATTGTGGCAATGCCTGACTGGCGCATGGCATGTATCAAATAACCGCCGCCACCGATCGCAGCGCCTGCCGCTTGGCCAAGTATCCCCTCGCCGCCCATCGCATGGGAGAGGACGTTGCCCATCTGCTCGCCAATGACGGCGAGCGCAGTGGCGTGAAAACCACTTTCCTTTAGCCCGTAATGGCGCGCGGCTGTGATGTTCGCCGCAGTATCGCTGCCAGCCGTTGCTGTGGTGCGCTGCGCCTGTCTGCGTAGGTCAGCAGCAACCATATCCAGGTTCTGAACACCCTGGCCGCCAAACAGCGCTTTGAGCGCGCCGTTGTTCTGCCTAATGAATGTGCGGAACGTAGCCGCTTTCTGGAAGTCTTCACCCGTTCCGGCTGGAGTCGCTGAGCGCGTCTTATCCGTAATGTAATCCACCACTGCACGCTTTAAGCCCGCTTCGGCATCGGTGTTGCCGCGCACTTGGCGGACAAGCTGTGTAAATGTCGCTGTTGGATTGGCAGAGCTGAAAGCGGACGCAACTGCCTTAGATGGTTCGGCATTAATGAACTTCGCCGCGGCAGAATTCTGAAATTCTTTCAGCGCCGCCTGATGGGTCGCCGTTACATCATCCAGCGTGCGCTGCGCTGCTTCAGCGCTCCCGAATTGGTCGGATAAACCGGGGAATTGTTGGATGGTTGCCTGCCGGCGCGCTTGCCATGTCGCGAAACGGCCCGCATCTACAGTACCATCCGGCTTTATAATGCCAGATTGCCGCAGCTCATTAGCCAACGTCTCACGACCGATTTGCGCCGCTTGATCCGGGCCGCCGACTGCACTGATAAAGCGCTGAACCTCCAGCGGCTCAGTAGGGCCGCGGGTGAAGATCTTGCCGGGAACGGCGCCTGGCTCAACGGCATATTCCGCGCCATTGCGGCCTGGACGCAAAACCTGCCCAACGCCGCCCTGGCCAAAGGTCTGCTTTTCTTGGCGTGTTGCGTTGACGGCTGCACCGTAAGCGTCCGCGTGCTCGGAAGTGAAGTTGGGTTCTAGAGGTTGTGCTTGGCTCGATACGCCTTGAGTTCCCGAAGGATTTCCAAATCTGCCGCTTGCTTGGCTCGCTGTTCCAGGTAAGCCAGAAGTGGCAGATGATCCTCTCGCGGGAGCTTGGAGAACATCTCCTCCACTATTTCCCCCGGCTGCTTGGGCGGCGGCTGTGGCATTCCGAGCTGCATACCAGTCGTTAACCTGCCTTTGAAGATTAGCGGAGACGGTCTGCTCCGGCGTCATTTGGCCAGCAGCAACCGCTTGCGCCTCCTGCGCAGCCCGGCCGTTTAGCGCATCTGAGATTGACTGGTCAACGGATTGCTTGAGGATCGTTAGCCTACGAACATTCGGCTCCATGCCGGGGGCACCAGACAGCCGGCGGGTCGCGGCGTTGATGTCCGCCCGCATGTCACCAAGATCCCCGAATCGCACCACATCCGGCAGTCCTGCTGCCCTTTGCAGCAAAGCGGTTTCCTGTGCATCGGTTTGAGATGTTGGGCTGATTTCGCCCATAAGTTGTTGAGCGGCGGTCTTCGTCGCCGGAGCCGGAAGCGCCCATGTGCCGTCAGGATCAACCGCAGACCACAGGCGCTGCGTGTCGGCGTGAACCGGCTCCTTAGCCGCCTGTAGAGCCGTACGCGCCTGCTCGCCATAAGCTGCGGTAGGTTGCGTGCCGCCGAGCGCCCCAGTGGCCGCCTGAACGCCACCCTGCGCCTGCTGGACGGCTTGCTGACCGGATGCGTCAATCACCTGGAGCTGTTGGCGGAATAGATCGCCCACCGCTCCCGGTTGCGCGTCTGCCGGCGCCAATCCTTGCACAGAGGCCAGCCGCGCGGAATTCTGCTGCTGTTCACGCGCCAGGAATGGTTCTGGCGTTGCTACCCTGTGCGCTTTCTCCAGCGCTGCGGCGCCCGGAGTTTGCGCTACTTGCGCTGTGGTTGGTTCGGCACCAGGGACAAGCTGCTCCGGCGTATAGCCAGGAAGCGTCGGCGTACCCGCGCCAACCTGAAGCCGCTGCGCCCCCTCATCGCCAAGCGCTCGCGTCACTTGGCCTGCAGCGTTTTGCATCTGCGGCGCTGTGACGTTAACGCCACCGACATTCTGCTTGGCGCCAAGACCTAGCTTCCCAGCCGCATTGGTAGTGGCGCGCGCCGCCGCCGGAATTGCCGCTTCCTGCACCGCCGCCGCGCCGCCGCCACCTGCGACAGCACCCAAAAGCGATGCGGCCGGTTTCAGCGGCTCGGGAGCGGCATCTTCTGCGAGGCTACTGCCAATGCCTCCAAGAACAGCCGGGGCGACTTGTTTTGCCATACCAGCAAGCGCCGGTCCTTCGCCAATAGCGCCAGCCGCAATGCCCGGCAGAAATTCGCCCACACGTTGAGCCACGCGGCCAGCGGCGTCCTTCGGTTCCGGTACCTGTGGCGTTGGCAAACCGGCGATCTGCGTTTCGGGAACAACTTGCTTCCCAGCGCCACTATTGATTGTGCGCTGAATAAGGGCACCCTCGGCATTCAGCAGCGTCGTGGGCGCATTAGCCATGCCGACAATGCCGCGCTTAACACCGCCCCAGAGATTGCCGGCGAGATCACCCCAAGTGGACGCTTGCTGCGGATTTGCAGCCACCATTCCAGAGGTTGGGGCAACCGGCGTTAGGGAATCGAGAACTGATGTGGCGCTGTTCCTTGGCGTGGCATTGGCATTTGCCGCAGTATCGACACCCGGCATAGCCATTCCAGCAGCCACCATACCGGATGTCGGCGCAATCGCCGGAAGTGCGTCAAGAATGGAAGTGCTGCCGCTCACGGCGTAGCCACTGGAGGCGGCGGCATAGGCGCAGCACCGTTGGCCGCTGCTAGCTGCTGAGGTGACGGAGCATTCTTCAGATACTCAGGAATAGGCGGTGCCCCTTGACGCTCCGGCACCTGAACGACGCGGCCTTTGTATTGCACGAATGTGCCAGGCAGATACCGGCCAAGTTCCTTATCGCTGTTGATCGCATATGGCGTAACCGTGCTAATGGCGCGACGCGCATACATCTGTGGCGGATTGGTTTTATAGAAATCCACCTCTGCTTTGTTCAGATCGCCGTTCTGATCGTAAACCGTCTGCTTGTAATTATGCGCATCGATCGCGGCCTGTGATGCTTCACGAATGCCGGCAGACACCACATGGAAGCCTACCGGACTATTCGTTGCCGATGGCACCGCCGACGTAGCATTTTCAATAGTAGCAGCCGCCTGGCGAGCGTGACCCTCATAATGGCTCGACAACTCAAAGCCGGCTGTTGTGGTTGCCTTCTTCAGCTCTTCCCACGATGCCACCGCGTTCTGATCGAACACGGTTGGCAACCCAGCCGTACGCAGGATGTCATTCACATTGTTGGCGAACGAAATGCGCTCGGGGGAAGTCGGCCCCATGTTCAGCATGCCGCCGGTTTTGGTAAGGGTATCGGCGGCGTGATCCATCTGCTCTAGCCATCCCTGCGTATTCTGAGCAGCGATGTAGGAGTCGGTATCCTTGCCTGCGAAGTCCTCGTATGACTTATTGCGAGCGTCCTGCAGGTTCTTCGGAAGCGCCTTGATTAAAGGCTTGCCGTTAGCATCAAGAATTGGTTCGGCTGTGCCGGGCGTTCCTTCTGGCGATCCAGGCATAGCCGGCGATACATGCACATATGTCTGCTGACCATTGGCATCAGTTGCCGTTTCTACCGCCGGGTTTTTGACCCAGTTATAGCCACCCTGACCATTTGGCAGACCAATAAGACCACCCTGCCGCGCATCAATGGTAGTGTTTTGCGATTTCGCCAGCGCTTCCGGCCCAGCACTTTGCAATGTCAGCGCCGTCTGCCGAAGCTGGCTCGCTTCCGTTCGCATCGCCGCCGGATCACCGGGAGGCATCGACATTGGCACCATATACGGCGCCATCATGGGAAATGCCTTCGCCATATTGGCGCGACGTGCGTTCTCCGCCGTGACAGCAGAGCGCTGTGCCTCTAAGGCGTTCGCGTTCTGCTCAGCTTGCGTAGCACGCGTCATCAGATCTGATGCTTGCTGCACTGCCGCTGATTGCGGCGCCGCAGCCCGTACTGGCGGCTGCATGCCACCCGATGGGGTAGTTGCTGTCTGCGCTCCGCCCTGGGCTTGTTGGGCGCCAGGCACAGGCAGTGGCGCATTCCCAGCCTGCGCTACCTGATACGGAGCTTGCTGGCCACCCTGCGCCATCCAGCTCGGCGCACCAATCTTCGCGTACTTCTGGCGGAGATCCCCAACAGTCATCCGGCCGTATTGCGGATTTTCCCTCAGGATATCGTTGACGGCACCGGGCTGCGTAACGGACAGCACCTGCGACAAAGATGCATCATCCGGAAACTTGAGAATACCCGTAGCGCCCGCGCCACCGAAGGCATGTGCAACACCAAGATTTTGTGGCGTCGCATCCAAGCCGGCCGTTTTCAACGTCGCAGCATTCTTGGCTGCGTACCAGTCCGTCGCCGTGGCGGACAATTGCGGATCTGTCCGCATCGCGAGCACTTCATCTGGCGACTTGCCGGTAAAGTACTGCGGGTTTTCCTTCGCAAATGCGCTCCATGTATCCGGCATGAACTGTGCCGGCCCAGCAGCATTAGAGAGCGGATTGCGCGCATTCGCATTCCCGCCACTCTCCATGTGGCTAATGCCCTGATAGAACGGGGAACCGCCTTGTGGTGTATCGCCCGTCGCTACAGCGGCATCGCCCGTAGCGCCTCCCGCAGAACCTGGTGCGGCCGTTGTCCCCGCAGATAGTGGCGTCCCACCCATTCCAAACCCGGACATCATCTGCTGTCGGAACGGCGCGTCAGTCAGCATGCGATATTGGATCTGCGCCTGCGCTTGCGCCAATGGCAAGTTCATCGCCGCTGTCAGGTTCTGAAGCCGCTGCCCTTGAGCCGCCGCATTGCGGTATCCGATATCGGACATCGTTTGTCCGCGCTGCAACCCCTGCTGCTGCGACTGCGTAATCGCGGCACCCAATGGCCCAGCAAAGCCAGTGCCATTGGCCAGAAACCCGCCCGACGTGCGTGCATTGGCCGCCGCCGCCAGATTGCCACCAAAGCCCGCGATGCTGCGCGATACATCCGGTGAGACACCGAGAAACCCAGGCTGCTGATAGTTATCAGCATTAGCGACATCGAAGGGATCTTGGATGGCCGAAGTGAACGGCGGCTGTGATTGCGTGCCACTCATGACTGGAGTGCCGATCCGCCAAATGGCGCCGTATTAGCGCCATTGCCCCCCCCACCGAACAGTGCCGCCAAACTACCCAGGCCACCAAGCCCGGCGCCCAAGCTCTGCGCCCCCATATTTGCATTCGGCAACGTTGTCGCGCTCACCATGTTGTAAGGTGAATTCGACAGTGCCGACTCTTGCACATTCAGCATCTGGAACGGCCAGTTAACCTGGTTCAGATATTGCTGATATGCAGTGTTCAGCTCCTGCTGCCCGAGCTGCTGCTGCTGGGTGCCGGAGTTGTATGTGGCGTTCGCACCTGAGATGCCGAGTGACTGTTGCAGGCCGCCAAGATTGGCGAATTGATTAGCTCCAGTCAGTTCAAGATTGCCGAGCGACGCGCCAAGTTGGCCTTGAGTCTGCTGTTCGCCAACCCCTAGTTGTTGCTGGCCAACTGCTGTCTGCAAGGCATTATTATAGGCTGTGTTATACCCTTGCGCTTCCAAGCCAGAAAGCGCCTGATTGCCATAGAAATTCTGAAGCGCCTGCGCGGAACCTTGTCGAGCATCACCAAAAGCGTTTGCCTGTGTCGCCTGTGCATTAATAGCGTTTTGCTGCTGCCCCAACTGTGTCTGCAACGCCGTAACCTGCGGCGCAAGGGACTGCTGAATGTAGGGCGACATGTACGACGAAATGACGTTCGGATTCGCCGGACTGTTCTGAGCAAGCGGATTGCTATTGATGGCGCTGTTAATCGCTCCAGCGCCTTGGTTGATGCCGTTTCCTGTATAAGCTTGCGCAGTCGCCAGATCGGGCTGATATGCAGTCGCAGAATTCTGCGCCATCTGCATGCCCTGAAGCTGGGGCTGCGTGAAATTCTGGACAAGCGGCCCCTGATACTGCGGATAAGGCTGCGTCCCCAAAGACGCCGCAAGGTTCTGGTTATTCTGCGCGTAATCCTGCTCAAACTGCGGGATCTGCTGAACTTGGGTAACGGTATTCGATGAAGTGCCGCCACCGCCGCCGCCACTCATAATACGTTGCCCCCATCCTCAAGAGACACGCGCATATACAATCCTTCGACTTGCGCCGTTGGATAATGCCGCAACCATCCATGGCGTCCGATTGCCTCGAAACCTCGGCAATGCTGATCCCGCGCCCACTTGCTAATCACTCGAAACAGATCATCATGATCCATACCTGGGCCATTTGCATCCGTAGCACCTATCCATGCGCGCAACCACAAACCCTGCGGATATGGGACGAATTCCGTGATGACGATCGCCTCTACGACCGGCATGTCACACTGCGCCCAGAGCTGGCACGAACCGCTATAAAGCGCGCGTCGCACATCTTCGACGGTATGCGTCGGCGTCCCGCGAAGCCCACGCTCCACGAGTGGCGCCACCTGTGGCCAGAGTGGCGCGATATTGTCGTACGCAACTCTGAACACAGTGCTCATGAGGTCGGGTAGAAGGAGTAAGGAGACCCAGTTACTGCTGAATAGGGATTATACCCAGCAAACGAAGGTGCCGAGCCCACTGGACGGCCACCAAGCGGCAGGTTCCCATTGGGCGCCGGCATGTGATTGGAGAACCCAGCCGGCAACGGCGGTGCGCTGGACGGAGCCAGTGAAGAGCCTAGCGAAGAACCAAGAGACGAACCCACGCCGGCATACATGCCGCCCTTCACCAACTGTCCAAGCGACGGAGAGGGCGTCCCTACCTGCGGCAACGTACCGGCAGAAACCATCGCCGGGCTGTCACCCGCTGCAGCGCGCGCGGCCATTGCCGCCTGCCCTGCGTCCCCACTGGGCACGCCAAGCGGCGCATTGGTTGCCGCAGATCCAGCGGCAGTTGTTCCCGCAGTGCTAGCCGCGCTGGCGCCCAGTGTGCCCGCAGCAGGAACGCCAGCCCCGGAACCCAGTATGCCGGAAAGGCCGCCGCCTTCACCAAGATACCCACCAGCCGCGCCACCCAACGCCCCGCCCACTACGCCAAGTGGCCCTGTGTGATCGATCAGGCCGCCAGCTGCGCCGCCTACCGCACCGCCCAATGCGCCGCCTGCTGCAGTCCCGATGCCGGGGATAACCGATCCCACCACCGCGCCAGCTACCGGCAGCAATGCAGACCAGAGCGAGAATTCCTGATTGCCCGTCTGCGGGTTGACCGAAGCAAACGGAGACCCCGCCGTGAATTGCTGTGGCGAAATGCCATGCTGCTTGAATGTCTGCGCCAGCGTCTGCAGCAACTGCGGTGTTTGCAGCTGGGGAGGAACCGCAATTTCACCAGGCGTCAAATGTGCCAGCGTGGAATCGCCAAACCGTCCCTTCCCAGCAGTAGCTGCGCCAGCACCGCCAGCATAGGAATTCGACATTCCCCCCGGCATGGCACCTGGGATGCCCTGCAATGGCGGCTGCATTGCTGGGGCAGGCGGCATCTGCGGCGCGGCCATGGGTTGCGCATAGCCCTGTCCTGGCGGCTGCACTTGCGGCATCTGCGCCTGCGCCGGACCACCAGACTGCATCTGCGCAGGACCGACACCTCCAGGCTGCTGTTGCGCACCACCCTGTTGAGCGCCCTGCAGAAGCATTGCCAAAAGCTGGGGTGGTATCTGCCCCATACCAGCTTGTGCCGGCATGCCGGGCTGCGCGCCCATGGGCGCTGACATTGACCCGCTCATCCGCCGCTCCTGCTAACTGTTTGGGACACAACGCCCTTCGCCTGCATCGCCGTTATCAGCGACGAGAGAAAATTGGCCACATCGGTTCCAGTGGAAGTTCCGCTGATTGTCGTGTTTGTCGTGAAACTGCCGACTACGAATTGTTGCCCCATAGGCCGGTTGTTTACGCGATCCGAATCCTCAAGCAGCCCCTTAACGCGGCTCATCCAATCGGAAACATCGCGGTTGAAGGCGAGCTGATTGTTGGAATACCGCACATCGTTGGCATTCGGCGGCTGCGGAAGAACAACGCGCTTCATCGCATGCGCCTTGCGCCGATGAATCCATAAGCAGTGGCAGTACCGCTAAAGGTGGCAGTGACAGCGAGATAAATCGTCGTAGTGCTAGACAGAGAAATCTGCCGCATGCCAGCGGGCTGATATAACGTGTTAATTATAGCGCTCGATGTAGTAATGCCAGTGAGCGCGCCACCGTTCGCATCGGATGGAGAACTAGCAAAAACAGAGCTTATCCAACAAATAGCTGAACTTCCAGAAGTTCCAGAAAATGCAAAGACAACGTTCCCCCATACATCCCAATCACCGGCCGTCAAAGAGATCTGGGCAATATGCCCATTAAGGCCGTTTCCAAGTGCGACCGCAGATCCTGGCGTAACATTGGCTGAGATAACCTCGCCAACCTGCCCAGCGGCAGCGCTATCATTTGTATTCGAGCCGGTGATGGCGACGCCACCATTTGAACCGCCAGAAATCTGCGCGGCGCCACCTAATCCAAGGGCTGGCCCAGTGACATTAGTCCCGTCGCAGTAGAAGAAATTCCACGCTGAGGTTCCGATAGCCAGCGTAGTGCCGCCGGCACTTAATATGACGTTGTGGCCGCCAGTCGTTGAATTGATGGCGTACCCAATCTTAACACTCGCCGGTAATGTAATCGTCCTGTCTGCCGTCAAGGCGCCAGTGAAATTGTAAACAGCGTAAAGTGCCTGATCGCTGTTGGTGCCATCGGCTTCCAACGACACATTGGTATCAGGCACGCTAACCGTAATGACCTGATTGATGGCACGGTCAATCAGATCCATGTCAAGGTTCAAGTCGGCCGGCCACGCACCGTTGCCATCGGCATTGATCGTCGGTTTCGTAAAGCGAAGGGTGGCAGTTTGCGTGCCCATTATAGTCGCGCTCCTGCTGGCTGAACATTAAGACGTGGAACGCCAAAGCGGAAATCACCGCCGATCACATCACAATCCAGCTCGAATCCGACCATCTTGCCATCGGTGCGAAGATCGATGGTTGGCGTCGTATCAGTAGAGGTAATCGTAAATGGCCCCGTGACCGTGTTGGAGTCCTGCGGGTACAGGCGCGTGTTAATTGTCAGATTAATGCTCTGCGAGAGACGGGAAAAATCTGGGATAAACCCAAACACATCCACGTTCTGATCGCCATTCGATACATCAACTGGCGAGAACACCACATAAGCATCGAGTGCCTGTCCGGCATCATCAGTACCAGTCTCATGCTGGTAGAGAACACCATTCACATCACATGCATACGGCGTAGAGAAGAGGTCGGAATCAACACCGGTCGTGCGAACGCCGGAACCAGCGAGTCCTGACCACTTGCCGATAGACCAGCACTGTTGGTCAGTATGCCAAATGACGTACGAATCAATCTCAGTCGCAGCAGCTGAAGGATAATTGAACCAGATCTCAAACTTGGCCCGGTTCACCCATACCCAGCATTTACTCAAGAAACTGCGGTTGATGTTCTTAAATACATAATCCCGGATGTCATCCGAAGGGATCGGCTGGATGGTGCCATTCCAGAGCCAGAACTGGCTATCTGACATCCAGTAGGCGGCTTCTCCTAAGACTCCAATTGCAATCGGAGAAACCAATGATGCATTATCGCTTGCCTCTGGCGAGTCATACACAAAATTATCGCCAGAGTAATTGAGCTGGAATGCCGCCTTGTCGGTAATCGCCAGCGATACACCATCACGCACGGGAGCGCCCCCGATAAACTTGGTGCCCCCTTGAATGGTGCGGCCAGTCTGCGCGGTATTTGTCGGCAGCGATGTCCAAACCGTGTAGTCATTCTGATCTGCCCACGCCATTTGCAGCGGGGAAGAGACTGTGCCCAACGCCACGACAAACCGTTCTGGCGTAACAAACATCGCAAAAATATCAATCGGCGCGTTCAGAAGAGGATGCGAACGGCCGCCCTGAGATGGATCATAGACGTAAATTGTCCCGCCAATCGGGCATGACAAAAGCTGGGAACCATATCGATCCAACGTCCAACCGGCGCCGTTCGTCGGCGTTGAAGTTTGCGCGTAACCATACGGCCCTGTGCCATAAACACCCTGACCATAAGTGACCGGCTGCGAGGTAAGCAGCTGGTTCATGGTAATGACGTAAATGACTTCAACAGCCGAGCCGCCGCCAGTTGTCGTGGCATTTGCTGCCGAACCAGCATTGATCGTATAAGAATTCGCGTTGACGACCGTAAGCTGATATTCGCCATTGATCGTCAGGCCAGCGACCGCGCTTGCCCCGGAGAACGTCACAAAGTCACCAGTTGATGCGCCGTGCGCAGTATGCGTAACGGTGACCGTCGCACTGTGGTTGATAGTCGAAAAGGGATTTGCCCCAAGCGTAATCCGCGGATATTGGAATGTGACAGCAGATCCACCGCCAGCGCCATTGCCCGATGCAGTGGTTGTCGTTGTAATTGTGTATCCGGTCCCGCTGCGGCCGGAAACAATGTACCAGCCATTTACCGTGATGCCGTTAACTGCCGTTGCCCCGGCAAAACTAACCCAATCACCATTAACCAGTGTCTGAGAGGAATCGGCCACCGCAACCGTTGCAAGGCCGCTGGTCGTGGTAAACGGGTTGGCGCCGAGCGTTCCGGCAGAAATGGTGCGCAATGGCGAAATATCGATGAGCGTTGTACCATCCCACGAGTACAGATGGTTTTCCGTGCCAATCGCTTGCCTTGGCGTAGCGTTATTGTCGCGCCACGTTTTCATGGCACGGGGAATTCCAGTGATGGCAGGAAAGCCAGTAACCGTCACCCAGCCACCCAGCTTCTCAGGAAAGCCAGCAACGAACCGGATGTGGTTGCCATCCGTATATCGCCCCTGTGCAATACGCCCACCCTGATAGGCAATGGGCTTACCCGACGCATAATCGGAAACCGATTTGCTGATACCAGGCGACGCTTGGATTGGCATAAAACCCATTACCAAACGTCTCCCAGCGCATGCTCATCAACCGTCACGCCGCCTCTAATGGCACGGCGCGCACGGTCGCTCTGTGCCTGCGCCGCGTTCAATTCATCGGCGGATTGCTGCTCCCAATAGGTACGGTCGTATTGTCCCTGATTGGACTCCTTGGTCCATTCAGCACCCATCATCATGCAAACGCAGCGCAATAGGCGCGGGTAAAACTTTGTCAGGAAATTCGTGGCATTCCCGCCAGAAAGCACAGTTGGCAACTGATAGTATGTATAGACATATGGGTAGGCCAAGTCAGGCTGCTGGTCGAGCTGGATATAGGTTTGATTGAAGCTGTACAGCCGTGGCATCTGCTGAATGCGATTGCCGCTGCCATCAAAGGCCCATGCCCGGTAGATTTCGTTAATCGGCTTTTGGACAACCTCTTGCTGATAAAATGTGCCGTTAATGACACCGGCAATCGTAATAAAGTCGAGCTCCAGCATGTCTGCGGGAACTGGAATCTGATCCACCGCCACACTCATCGTATTGCTGAGGGGCGTCGTGAGCATCTTATGGTGGCGCAGGCGTGAGTAAATCCAGGCTTGCGCCTCCTGCAGGATCAAATCCGCATCACCATTAGCGCCGGCTGACAGGGTTGACTTATTAAGCCAACGCGCCAGCGCGCCTGCCGTGCTGCTAGTGCCTGTCAGCGTGTTCCAGGTAATAGTCACGCCGCCACCTTACGAGTGGCACCCATAGCTAGTGCGATGGCTTCAAATACCGCTTCGGGGCGAATGGAAGACGCACACAGAGCTGCGTGCGTTTCCGAGTGCTGGTGACAATGATCCCAGTTGTAATGTAGCCGATGACAAGGATAGCAGGGCGCTTCCTTGCGATCAGGCTCCAAAACCGTCGTGTTCTTCCAATAGCGAGTCAAATTCTCAGGCGAGCTATGCGAAAGGTAAATCACCTTCGGCATTGGCTCGAAGCACACCGCATTGAGCGGCCCCGTCTCTGGTCCCACCACGCAATCGGATACTTGGCAGAATGTCAGCGCCTGCCGGATACTCCACGCCCCACCGCCCATAGGATGCAAGCGTGAAGTCTCAACGCCATCCTCCTTCAGCTTGTCAACGATAGCTTCCTGCAGCACCTTGCCAATGCTGGGATCTGCCAGCAGGCAAACATGCAATGGCGTCCGCTCCAGCAGCCATCGCAACACAACCTGCGTGTACGGATAAACCTTGTGAGGCGATGAACCATTGATCGCCCACGTCACAACGGGACCGCCCCATGCACGCTTGAGCGCGCATGCCCACTTCATCTCCTGATCGGTCGCATAAAACTTAGCAGCAAAATCCAGCGGCACACCGGCAATGTCGTGCGTGCGTTCCAGATAGTTTACGGAGCCGAATAGCTTCTGCCGCACTTCAACCGGGTATTGATGCTGCAGACGCCCAGGCAGCGTCAGGAGGCCGCCCTCAACGCTCTCCGACAGGTTGATGAAGCGGTCATACCGTAGCGCTATGCTCTCCCAGAACGGCCCTAATTGCTCATTCGGGCAGGCGTCCTTCTCCTGAATGTACCACTCATCAATGTTCGGATCATGCAGCAACACTTCCTGACTGACAGGCTGCGTCATGTACGTGATGTGGTAGCCCTGCGCCTTCAGGCCAGGCAGGATGGATGATGTGAGGATCTGATCACCCACGGCTCCGTACCGTCCGATAAGAACGCGCTTCTTGCCGCCTGGATTGCGCTGCCAGACGTTCTCAATCCAGCCGCTCTCCAGCTTCTTGGCTACGATGAAAAGTGAGTATTCGTTCCCGTCGCCGCGCTCTTCGGATTCGACCAGCTCCCAGCCGTCAATATCCTTCAGGATCGCCTCAATGTCGCCGGGGTAGATGTCGTGCTTATGCATGACATTGGCGCCAGGCTCGCCAACCTTGGGATACAGATTGGCGGATGGCACATACAGAACGAGGTAGCCGCCAACCTTCAGAACGCGGCGCCACTCACGCAATAGCGCCGGCACTTCCTCACGCGGGAAGTCCTCAACTGCATGCGATGAAAACACCGAATCCGCGCACTCGTCCGCAAAGACCGTCAGCTTCGAAATGTCACACCGCACATCAACCGCAGGGTTGTGCGCGCCGAACACGGAGCCATTATCCACACCGGTCATGAACGGCCAGCACTTGCGATTGCCGCATCCAAGATCCAACGCAAAACCGTGCAGATACTGCAGCGCTACCGCCGCAATCTTGTCCTGCTCGTAATCGCGCGGGCCATCCGGCTGCCAGGTCATACGCCGTCCGTCCATGCCTTCGCAGGCATAACCATGGAACCATCCGGCGCCTGTGGATCGCGATAAGCCGCCAACACATCACGCGGCGACGTATAAGCAATGACGGACTCAACCATGTCCGTATCATCGCCAAACTGATGCCGCAGCGCCGTAGACGCGCTCAGCTTCTGCTTCGTATGCTGGGCGCGTGGCACAACACGCGGCGGGGGCGCTGGCGGCGTCACAGTAGGCACCGCAGCCGCCACCATAGGCGTTTCATCAACAAGAGAGCCATCAACCCGGAAGTTGTGGCCGTCTTGCTCAAACGCTATGCCTGGACGCCCAATGACCTCAGCATACGGGCGGCTGAAGTCGAGACGCATCACCGCTTCCCGCCGATGATCTCCTTGGGCCGTCCTTCGCCAATGCAGACGCCATAAGAGCAGAAGCCGCGCTTCAAGTCGGCTTCGCTGATATAGCCAGCATCCAACGTTTCATCCAACGAATAACCGGGATCAAATGAAGCCGCGGCGACGGTGAGTGGAGAGCCAACCGCACCATCAATATCCGTGCGATCGGTTCCCTCTACATCGCCGCCCTTGGCTGCACGCTCAGGATTCTTGGGCACTTGTTTGCGCTCCGTTGCCGTGGCATATACAAACCGTCGTCACCAACGACACTGACCACTGCGCCCCGTCTCTTTTGATCCAAGAGGCGGGGCGTTTATTTTCAGTCGTCGCGAGACTTGCGCGCGTCCTTGTTGCGCCGCGACTCACGCGAATCCTGCTCGTCACCGACAACGGGATCATCCTCGCCGCCGGTAACAGACAGGTGCTTCTTTGCGCCAGTCACGCGGCCACCGTCGCCAAATGCCTGTGTGTACGGCTGGAAGTTGGGGCCGCCGCTATCATCGCGCGGCAGCAACTCTTCGTCAGGAATCAGCCGAGGCTTCATCTCGGCTGCATCTTTCGCCATCTTATCTCTCCGTGGGAATGCGGGGCCGCGTCAGGAAACCGCGAGACCGCTGATTGCGTGAACGGAACTGCCAGTCGCTGGGCACCGTATCGGTGTTGCCGAAGTCCTCCGACTGCTCACGAGGCTGCGAAGAACGCATCTCGTAGTTCGCCTTATCGTAAGCTGGCTCACGGCCAACATCGGGAACGCAATAGCCGCGCTCCAAATCCTCCTTATCTGCGCCATATCCATCGAAAAAGCGCACTTCAGAAGGATTGCGGAAAGGCTCGCTTTGCGTAAACGAGCCCAACTTTCCGCGATCCCGATAATCTTCGTTTCCCTCGTCGGAGCCAGGGACGGCGCGAAAGTCAGAGACTTCCTTGTCGTCCCCAGTTTCCCCGAGGATCGGAAGATACGAGCCGACGATATCAAGCCGGCGAGCGGCCATTACTCGTTACCCGTCCAGGTTCCGGTGTCCGGAGCCATGTTCCACTCGAAGGAAACAAAGTTAACGCCAACGGCGTCAGTGCTGTTCTTCGTGTAGATCGGCGTACCGGCAGTCACCTTCTGAGCAGCATTGCCGCTGGTTCCGACCACAGCCGCGGCCGAAGTTCCCAGCGTCACCGTCGAACTAGCGATGGTTGAAGTGCCGGCCAGCAGGAACACGGCATTAACCGAAGTTGTGCCCGCCGTCTTCACGACTGCCACAACCTGGTGAATGTTCACGTCCCACGGGAAACACCACCCCGGCGTGCCAGTGCCGTTCGCACCGGCCGCCGTGGTGAACGGAGACACCATCTGACGAGTCAGATAGGTGGGATGGTCAATTGGGCCTTGTGCCATTTTTCATCCCCTCCTTATGCCGCCGAGTCCCACTTGACGATGCGCGTCTGCAGAGCTTGCGTCTGCGTCAGCGCGAAACCGCCAAGGTAGTACCAGGCAATACCCTTCGACCGGCCGTAATCACTCGGGATTTTCCCTCGGATTTCCTCAGGAACCACGATAGCTTCCGCAACCGTGTCTTCACCGAAGAAGAATGCCCAGTCAGACAACGACTGCGCCCACTTGGTGAAGGAACCCGATGCAACATAGTTGCCGGAGTTGTAGATCCCGTGCGGGATATTGGTCTGCTCGATAAAGCGAACGCCTTCGAACTTCCCAATTTCGCCGTTGTAGATCATCTGGAAGCCCTCGTCCCGATACTGGTAGACGGCTTCAAGATCGTTCTTCACCGGACGCCAGGTCGTCGGCCACGCGATGCCGAAGTACTCATCCCCCATATACGGTGGGATGTTGCGCTCCTTCATCGTGTCCACGATCGACTTGATGTGGTTCTTGTGCAGGTTGACCGTGTTCGTCACCGTCGCGGTGCCGTTCGTGGTCAACGTCACGGCAGTCGTGTCAGTGCCCGAAGAAGCCACCACACGCAGCAAGGTCTGGTTGAACTGGAACCAAGCCTGGCCATCAAGGCCCTTCTTGGCGTCGTTCTTCAGAACCTTGTTGATGATTTCCTGCACCGGGTGCTTGGACAGGTTGTCCAGCATGCCAGTGTACGGAACCGCTTGCCCCATCTCGGTCACGGTGCCCGTGCCCTGCGCGATGGTGAAGTTGGTATCCGGCAGAGTGGAAGTTTCCGTAAGGGTCGTGCCCTGGCTCGCAACGTCGTTGTAGATGTTCCAGGTGAAGATCTGGCCCTTGTGGAGACCCTTGTCAGTGAAGTCCTTCGCGTCAGCAAACTGGCGGAACTTGCAAAGAGGCTGCACAGCAGTGCGGAGCAGATCAGACAGCTCCAAGCTATACATATAGCCGCCCAGCGAGTTCGTGGCCCAAAGTTGTCCGGCCATGAATGAGGGAACCTATACTGGCGCCGACTGCCCTCGCTGCTTTGCTATCCAAGCGACAATTGCGCTGCCCGAGGGCGCTTGCGGCGCCTGCGGTGGCATAGCTGAGCGGCGGTCAACCGGCTGAGTGGTGCGCGGTGCCGCTCGCTTGCGCTCTTCCACACCAGCACGAAGCTGGACGGTAGGCGCCGCCTGAGGGGCGGTTTGGGTAGGCTCGCTCCCAGGCCGAGGCAGCTTCAGCAGGTCATAGACCTGATTGCCAGCCTCCCTGTAGATCTCGATCGCATGACGACGCTGGCCAGTGGCCGCATCGCGTTGTTCAATCTGACGAACACGATCCTGCGCAAGCGCCATAAGACCGCTGTCAGTGAAAATCTGCGGGTATTCCGACTTGATCGCAGCAGTCACCTGCTGGCCATGCAATTCCTGCACAGCGCGCTGGGAAGCCTGCTGCACCAATGTATTATGGTCGATTGCCGGCGCGGGAACGCGCGCCAACACGTCATGAATAAGGCCACCAAGAGCAGCGGCACCTTCATCCGGCGAGCCGAACTGAATGCGCTGGACGGCCTCCCGGACCTTACCATCGTCCAATGCAACAGGAGCGGGCGCTGGTGGCGGCTCAGGGTGGGGGGCGACTGGCTGCTGGGCAAGCGCCATGCCAGCCAGTGCGCCCATCTGTGCGAGCTGTTCGAATTGCGCATCTGTAACCTGAACGAACTGGCCGTTAAGGTTCAGCGTGCGGACTTGTGGGGCCACAGGAGCGGGCGGAGGCTCAGGCGTGGCAGCGACAGGTTCCGGCTTGTGCGCAGGCTCTAGAGTGGCTTCCAGCGGCTCCGGATCCTCTTCCTCACCATCAGGCGGCGGAAGGGCCTCGCCACGCTCACGGGCCTCTGCATCGTATGTCGAGCCGAGTGCAATTTCCTTGTGGCGCTCTTCCTCAGCGTGCGCGGCAATCCGCGCCATCATCTCTTCGCGCGGCGTTAGCTTGCGCTCACCATCCGGCTGTGGCGCCTCATGCACATCGCCTTCGATGTGCAAAGTATCCGGCAAATGAAGGTCAGTCGTCTCGCTCATCGAAGCCGGCTGCTGCGGCATCCTCCAGGTGAACTTCATGCGCGGCCACGGTGGCGCGACGCTTCAAGTCCTCCAAACTGCGCCTGATATAAACGTAAGATTGTATCTTGACAAGTAGCTTTGCAACAATGGTGTGATCAAGCGGACTAATGTCCGCTAATTCCTCCATCGCTCTGTCGGAGTCTGTAGTAATCTGTCTGAGTAAGTAGCGTATTGTCGGACTGTCTCTTACTTCAGCCTCCACCGCAAAGGCTTCCGCGATCAGTCCAATGCGCCGATCGCGGGACTTTGCGGCTTCTACCATCTCCGGCGTGATGTCGCTCAATCCAAAGTCTCACCATATGGTCCGCGACGAATCCCCTTCGCCAGCAATAGGCGGTCATACTTCACCGTTGGTGAAGGCCACCAATGGTCATAAATAGATGGTGACACCCATTTAATTAGCCGCCGCCACCGCCGCCACACCACTAGATGCACCGTCGATTTAATCGATAACCGCCAAGCGATTCGGCCGCGCTCATTGCGAAATAGCATTACCCCACCGTTCCCTGCGGTTGCGGCGCCGTCTCATGCATAATCTGATCCGCGGCCCGCTGGTCAATTGCCTGTTGCCCCTGGATATTCGCCGTCGCTAATTCCCGGTGCGCATCCAGCATTGTGCGCCAGTTCTCCGAAGTCTCGGACATTTCCTTGGCCTGGTAATCCAACTGCGCCGTGTGCATATCGGTCTGCTGCTGGATCTTCTTCTCAGCTATCCGCGACTGCGCCTGAACTTGCGCCGCCTGTAGCCGAGACGGGTCATTCCCCGGCCCCGCCTGCCCCTTCTGCTTCGACTGCAACTGCTGTAGTTGCTGCTGCAGCATCGTAACTCGCGGGTCAAAGTCGGGCTTAAAGAAGCGCTCGCCGTCCTTATAACCACATAGGCCGAACACCTCGGAGGCGATTTCCTCGAAGTTGGAACCCATCGCCATCGTCTGCGGCCCGTAGAGCTTGGCCAGCACCTCACCAGCCTGCACAAAGTTGCGCAGCTTCATGCCTGGATTCGTGGCGCCGATGCCCACGTTGGCCCGCACGGCCACTTCCTGGTTAAGCAACTCATCGTTGATTTCCGATACGCCGAACTTCTCAAACAACTGCGCCTTCTTACCAGCAAGCGCCAACACGATCGGATCGGTCTCGTACGCCTGCTCCAGCTTAATCAGAAGCATCAACAACGGCTCAACGAACGACTCCGCAAACAGCCGTAGCTCATATTCCCCGAGCCCTGACGCCTCACCAGACATCAAGTGCATGCCTGTGGCGCTCTGCTGGGTAATCTGCGACGCCTGCACCGACGAGTTGGAGAACGCCCCTGTCAGCTCGTCAAAGTCCAGGTTAATCCGATCCTGCTCCGCGTAAGCCGACTGGTCCGGCGGCGGCGGCCTGTCCCAAGCCACGTCATTTGTCAGCGGCTCACCAACCTTGGTGTTGAGCGCCACGATCTTGTTCGGCCTGAATGACAACAAATCGTTCGGATCAAGCGCAGCGCCATTGCGCACAAACTGGCGCGGCATGAGGTTCATGCGGACCGCGTCAAAGCGCAGGTTCCAATCCTCGTTCATGGCGCGCTGCAAATCACGCACCAACTCTACCTTGGCGCTCGGATACGTCTTGTGCGCCTCCAGCACCACACTACCCATCACATAGGGGCGCACGCCATGCAGATGCACTTCCTCCAGCGGGCGCGGTGCCGTCAGAATCTCTCCAGCCCCGGCAAGCGTCCTGAAGTGCCAGTCACGCCCACCCCATCGCATGGTGTAGACGCGGGTCCAGCAGATATCGAAGTCACGCGGCTTCCACGCATCATGATCTTTACCTGGCACGCGGCCGGCCTCACGAGCGCGCCGGGTTACATCATCATCAAGGTCAGTCGCCGAAAACAATGCAGACTTGGAAACCTGCCGCCATTCCGGCTCCCCGCCATGCTGTTGCTCCATGCGCTCCATCGCCTCAGCGATGTACACCGGTTCCAGCTCAATCAGATACGGGCTGCTCTCAATCGGCACGCGCCAATCGCAACCCGGCTCAATGCGGAAATTCTCCAAGGCGATCAGGTCAACCCACGGGTGATCCTTGAGCTTCTTGATCAGATCTACATCATCGTGGATAGGCTCGCCATTATCGTCTTTCATCGGCTTGCCCTTGGCATCAAGACGCGGCCGGCTCACGCTACCGATCGCCTGCTCCTCGTACCGCCAATACGCCTTGCCGACACAGGCGCCCATCACTTCGCAATCCTGTCTAGCGCCCAACACAGTCAGGAACCACGGGATTGTCTTGGTCAGCCGGAACTGCAGCAACTGCTTCAGGATCTCAGCCGACGCCTGCTGCTTGGGGTCATCGTCATCACTGGCCGTAATCGAGACCACATCTTCGTTGCTGAAGAACGCAGCGGCCGTGGATGCTTCATCACGACGCACCATGGCGCGCGTTTTGGGGCGATAGAACGTGGAACGGTAACGGAAGTCGTTGGAAAGATACTTGCTGCCAGTCGGATGGAGCGATGAAAATGAACGGAGACTTTCGTTCCACTTTAGGCGCCGCCCCGCGTTAAGCCAGTTCGTTGACGCGTCGTAACACTCGCGTCCAAGCCGCTGTGCCGTCACATCATCCAGTGCGCCATCCATCTGGCTCGGGTCCATGTCGAAATACGACACGTCCTTGGGCTCAAATCCTAGTGCGCCGTCCTGGATAGAAGGTGGCGTAAGACGGGAACCGACCACTAATGCCTACTCTTATCGCGAGCGCCGTCCGCAATCAGCCCATGTTCCTGCGCCATAGCATTAGCTTCTGGCTGCGCCATGGAACGCGGCAATCCAAACCGCTCCAACAATTCACCGCCAGCGCGCATAAGCCTCTTGCCTCCGTCTGCACCCAGCACCGTCGAAAGATGCAGCATAAAGCCATACTGACGCAGATGCGGTGGCTTCTGGTACGGCAGATCAATACTCACCGTGCCGGCTTCGTGGTTAACCTCAACGTACCATAAATGCTCCGGGTAAAAGCGCGACAACTCCTCGCAAGCCGTGCGACATACAGCCTCATCAGCCGCAGCCAACGGCCCCCAAGCCTTGGAAAGCGATACAGCGTCGTCAGACATCAGTGCTGGAAGAACCCGGCGAAGGTATCGCCGGTTGTGGATGTAGTAATCGCCACGTTATCCGTGAGCGCAACCGGCGTCTGCCCAGCTGAGCAATAGAAGTAGCCGCCCGCATTGACCTGCAGGCTATTGCTAGTTGTGGCATTCGCGGTGGCGCCGAAATACACATACATCGTATGCGTGCTGGTGTTCTGGATTACGCAGCCCGTGCGGTTGGCATCCGCAGCCATAATGCTCTGGAACGTATTGCCAGTTGCGATCGTGCCGCTTACCGACACAGATGTGCGCTGCGTAGGCGCGATCGTGGTATCTGCAAGCGCTGGCGCGGCCAGTAGACAGAGCGCGAGTAGGAGACGGATCATCCGCGAATCCCAAACTTACCGCGGTCAGTAGCGACTGGCGTTGTGGTCTGACGCACAGGCTTGGTGGATGGGTGGAAGTTCGCCTGACCTGGCGCCGCATGCTTCTTGCGAGCAATGGCCCCAATCACCCCGCCTGGAACGCCTTGCGATTTGAGCTGAGCCGCACGGCCGCCCATACCCAGCTTATTCGACTTGCCGCCGAAAGAACCAGTCTTGCTTGTGCCGCTCATGCGATTGTCACCGATACGCTACCCTGATCAGCAGGATTGCGATGCACCACAGTCAGGCCGTTAGTGAACGCCTTACCATCTGGCGACGCCATGTTGATTGGATAAACGCAGTTCCAAACCTCAGCCGCGCCGGGCGTCGCACAATCATGCAGGCTATATCCGCCACCCATGCTTGAAGGCGTTACCACGGAATGCGTAACCAGCGTGCATTTGCCCACGGTATGCGTTGAGTTGGTGTTGACCGTTTTCGTCGTGGACATTACTGCGGCGCCTCCGGCGCTGGCTCTGCAGCGGGCTCATCAACCACGGGCGCAGGCATAGCCATCACGGCACGGGCCATGGCGCGGAACGTCTCACGGCCATGCTCTGGGCCAACGTCCTGATTGTTATGCCGCGCCCAATCCCGCACGCGGTTGAACCGCGCGTGGAAAGCGTCGAACATGGCTTTCGCCACGGCTTCAATATCCAAGATATCCACTCCTCCAAAGACCGGCTACACAAAGCGCCCCAATACCCAAGCAAAGCACCAAGAACCCGAATAGCGGTGCGCGGGCAGCTTTCACGTCCTGCCGCATAGCCGCATCAAGCTCATCAATGATGCGCTGGTCCATTAGGCCCCACCCATCCTGGTAAAACCCTGCTTGCGCGCCTTCCGGCTCACAGTGCTCTGCGCAACACCGAATTCACGTCCCGTATGCGTCTGCCCGACCTGCTTGGCCCGACGCGCCATATGCTCCTCGCGGGACTTAGGCGACGAGCCTGCGAACTTATGGCCCTTGTCAGCATCGGCAAAATCGCGGCCAACAGATTGCGGCACGCCCACGCGCTTAGCCGCGCCTGGATCATGGGCGACCATTTCCATAAAGCGGTGTTGTCGGCCAGACTTACTTGGCATCTCGCGCGCTTAGATAATCGGCGCTAATGTAGCGCGTTCCCCGCTATACTGCAACCCCAATTAATACCACTATATACTCTTACAATCTACCGTCGTTTCCGACTGTTTCTTACACCATTCGTCTTCTGCTTCGCGCGTGATCAGATACCGCCGGCCGACCTTAACCAAATTCGGCGTCGATCCACGCGCCTTCAGTTCGTAGAACTTATCCCGCGACATGCGCCACCATGCGCAGAACTCTGCCACCGTCTTGGGGCGTACCTCTGGCTTCTGTCCGCACAGCGCGCAACTGCCAGGCTCTATGGGGCGCCACGCCGTTGCCTCGGCGTAGCGGTTTGCTATCTCGTCGGGGTTGGGCGCCGCTTCGCTCATCTCACACTCCATCATCATATTGACCGGCGACCTCCTTGCCATTCCGCATCCAGCGGGCGCCGTTCCACTTATCCCCCCTCCCACAATCAGTAATGCGAGCGGCCTGTTGCGTCGCTTTTCGCAAATCGGCAATCATTGCAGCCCACTCGCTTAACTGATAACGCGGGATATTCCCTCGATCAATGTGCCCCAAAACTGCAGCACGAAAATCTTCTGCCGAACCGAAGGCAAAGACAGCAAACGAAAGACGGTTCACCGCTTTCTCAACAGCCAATGTTGCAAATTCAATAGCATTAGGGGTTGGAGGGCGCTTCTTTAGCTTCTGGCGCTTCTGTAGCATCCTCATCTCCCATTCAGCAGATCGGATACATTCTTTCGTCGGGAACGCCATCTCACACTCCATCATGGTAAACGCGCATCTCGCCAAGCCCGATTGTCTGTGCTGGTGGATGCGGGTCCATGTCATAGATCCTGCTCGCCGCATCGATCAGATCATCATACCGGCCGAACGGAAAATTCTTATATTCATCGAACAACTTCAGCGTCAGATCGTACCGACCGCCCTGCCCTTTCGGCCCTGGCAACGATGGATCTCGCACAATCAAAGCCCGCGCCAGCAACTCAGGCGAACCACCCTCCATTGCCGCCTCCTCAGCGCGCGTTAGCCCCTTCTTCTCGCGAAATTCAATATCGCCCAATGTCCGCGATTCCGGATTCGTCTCAATGCGCCACAGCGACGGCACCCCGTTATGCAGCACAGGCGCCGGCAGAAAGAACCGACCATTGCGGAAGTCTGGTTCCAGCCGCTCAACACGCTCCTTCTTCGAGTTGCCGCCCTCACGCGGCCAGTTCAGCTCATGGATAATGAACATCGCATTCGGCACCTTTTTGCGCTGCTCTAGCTCCATCTGCTCACGGAAATATTCGTCATCTGACTGCGCGCCGAACCGCTCATAGCCAACCGACACATGCTGCACACCAGGCATCGCAGACCAGCGATGATACAGCGTCCGCAATGCCTGCCAACGTTGCGAGAGCGTCATACGGTGGCAGGCGCCGTCGATCAGGTATTTCCCGCCAGTAGCCGAGATGCCAATTACCGCAATGGCCGTGTTGTCCGATGTAGCCAGCCGCCCCTTGGATGGATCGCACATGATGTAGACGTTGAGCGTGCGCGGGCGGATCTCATATGGCCGCAGCCACTCAGTGCGGAATGTCGCGTCCTCGTCGGCTAAGGGGTTTTGAAGGAGCTGAGCTGCCACCGTTGATCGAGACTGGGTGCGCAATCGCCTAGCCCATTCGTCGTCTGAGAATAAGACTGGAGCTCCGTCGAAGCGTCCGTTATGCGTAGCAGGATAGATGCGTGGCGCGACGGCGCCACGCTCGAGCATCGTCGCATAACTGTCAAATAGCGAGTATCTTGTTCCAATATGTCTAGCAATTCCGCCCTGGTCAGATTGAACTCCCAGGTTATCCGATAATTCCCATGCCCGAGTAGTTTTTTCAATTTGCTCAGGTGTGGTAACTGACTCGCGGGTGACGACGTCATCGTAAACTCGCAAACGGAAATGCCGTCCTGTCGGCTGACCATCCACCAAGCCCCAAGCTTCAACAGTAGCTTCTTTAGGATTGCCTTTTCTTCTGACAATAAGCCCACCGTCTTCACTCCATTTGGGTGATTGCTTAGCAGGATCGGCCCAAAGCACATCCTGGTACCGATCCTTCAGAATGACATTATCCTCCATCTCGCGCTTGATCTGCTGGAGGAAGCCTTTGGCTATGGGCCGCGTATGCGAGAAGAGGCCAACAGTGATCTCAGGATCGCAGAGTATGTCCTGGATTGTCTTGCCGAACGTGATGATTGAGCTCTTCCCATGCTCCCTCGCCCAGATATCGAGATACCCATTGGGCGCCGCCTGCACCTCACGGCATCTGGCGAATAGCCAATCCTTGTTGATATCGGGACGCCGCAGTAAGCGCACCAATAGGTAAAACAAGTCATTTCGGCCCAACCAGCTTTCAGCATCACGCCATGCGTCGCCGCCCTGCGCCTTGGCGTCTAGCTCGATCTGGCGATACCAACGCAGCGCTTGGTCGCGGGTGGTGGGGAGTGGGATCATTTAGGCTTTCAACGCTGCGTCAATCATAACTCGCCCTCAAAATGCACAACGCACTGCACAGCGCCCATTTGCTCAGCCTCCTCAATGCGCCCCAGGTACACCGGGACCAGCCTTAGCGCGTCCTGCAGATCAGTGGCCGTAAACGAGCTAACCCGTAGCACAACGCTATTGGCGTCCAGCCACTCCACGCTGTAGAGGCCCATCACACCGCCTGCCGTGGTTAATTGCCTGGGAACAGTAGGTACCTCCTGGTAGGCATATCTGGCCTTTCGTTCTGTATCCATCCATCAGCGCGAGGCTCACATAGATCAGTGACCTTGATCTCATCAGCCCTCATAAGACATTGCTCGCTATAGCACTGGTACGCTATCAACATATCGGCTTGGAGCGTCTGTAGATATTTCACCAAATCATCTACCGTCATGGCTTCCTCATATCTGCTCATGGTACCACCTCCTGCCTCTTCATCTCAAACACAGCCACATGCGCCTCACCACCATCAGGCGACACACGCGCCGCCTCAATCTCCTGCACACGCCGCGCCGCTGCATTCAGGTAAATGGCCGCCGCCACATCTACAGCGTCATTCGATTCCTTCAGATATCGCAGCTCTCCATCCACAACGGTCGTAGTATCCAGGAACAAGTCAAAGTGCGAACCGCGATGCACGCGATAGCGTAGGAACGGAAACCGTATCCACCCCACACGGAACATCGCGGTAAGCGCCTGCTTGAAGATCATATCTTCTGACGCATGCTTGCCACGGAATGCCCGATCCTCCGGGAATCCACCCAGCATATCCGCCACAGACCGACGCATGATCATGTTGGACGGCATGGACCACACCATTGCATCCATCTGCGCCGGCAACACCTCACGGTGGCAATTTACCAACTCAACATCCGTCACAATCGCGGCAAGCTCCTGATGCTCTGACAGGCCGTTCAGCAGTACCCAGAAGAAGCCAGGCGCCAGTGCATCATCAGCATCCAGGAACACCACGTAATCAGCAGATGAGCTGCGCAGCCCACGATTGCGCGCTGCTGCTGGCCCGGAGTTGCGTGGCATCAGCATGCCGCGAATAGTCACACGCGGCTCAGCCAATCCTATGCGCTCTACAACCTCACGAGAGTCATCAGACGACTGATCGTCCACCACCACGACTTCCACAGCCACATTCGGCGGCAACTGCTGCGCAGCCACAGAGGCGATCGTATCGCGTATCGTGCTGCTTGCATTGTAGCACGGGATAATGACCGACACGTAGATCGTCATAGCCTCCTGCACTTCCGCAGGCGTCGGCTGACGGCGCTCCTCCTCGTTGTACGTAGTCACCGGATGCTCTGATTTCACCGGCTCGGTAAGTGGCACAATCTTGCGCTTGCCGCGTGTGTTCGTTGCCAGCGCTGTATTGCTCACTGAGTAATTGTCGGTATCCTCAGAATCCAGCCGCCCCTCCAGTCGCGCAGGCACACCACATCCAGGGCAGAAGTGGCGGATCTGAGCACCGAAATGCTCAATGGGCGCGTGCCACCAGCCCTCAACCACCGGATACCCATGATCCTCACCGCGCGCCAGATCAAACGATGCAGCCACCTCGCAGAAGTAAGCGCGCAAATGCCTCTGATTCTGCACAATGGATGCGGACCAGTTGCGGTTTATGTCACATGCGGCGATAGCGTCCCACATGGCATCCGGCTCTGGGATCACATCGCGCACCGCAGTTAGCAACGGTGCGTGATAGGACACGCCATGGTGGTATCCCGCGCTGACATACTTCTGCAGCTTCTCGATTGACGCAATGCCGCGCGCATCGTTGTGCGGGTTGAGGTTGTAGACGCCGAATGTCCGCGCAATGACTTCCTGGTGGCTAAATACGTTGTTGGACCATAGGCCGCGTTGGCGTGGCTCGGCTATTTCTTCCACAAAGATGCCGCATAACTCGGGGAATTGTGGATGCAAACACGGATTGCCGCCAATCATCGCAATGATGCCGGGATACCCGCGCAGGCTGCGCAATGCAGTACGGAAGTTCTCGGGCGTCATGTCCCATCTGCGCCGCTGGTTTGCGAGTAGGCGCGTGCAGTTGGAGCATTGCAGGTCGCAGCGGTTGGTTACATCCAGCGCGATGATCTGCATCTGCGCCGGAGCGCGCATGGAAGCTATGGCGGCGTCGGGGGTCATTGAGTAAACATCTCTGCATACCAACGTGCCACTGGCCACGCCAACACGCCCCCAAGAACACATACGGGAAAAATCAACCAGTGCCAGAAGATTGAGCAAATGACCAATGCGATTAGGGCCAACAGCCCCCACGCCAGAATTCCCGTGTATTCGATCATCCCTATTCTCCCTGCCCCTTAGGCTGCTCACCCACAAACGCCGTCCCGCACCACCATGTATGCGGCGGATCGCCGTTGATCACCACCGAGTTGCTGCCATCGGCCGACGTGGTGAACATGATGAGCTGATACGACCACGTGCCATCCGTGTAGTCTGTGGCCGAAAGCCCAGCGCCGGCTGTGTTCGTGAATCCCGCAGGCGTCCAGCCCGGACATGCAGTAATGTCCCACCATGACGCTCCGTCCTGCGTCTTGTGCCATTTAGCGCATACGTTGCACGACGTGTACGGCACAGTAGGTGGCATGACGAAGTTAGCCTGGCACCATATCACGCACGACATCATGAGGAATGCAGCGGGCGGCTTCCACAGGCCGGTTTCAATGTTGAAGTAGCCGTAATCGTTATAGTCAGTGGCGCCGAATGCGACGGGCGTATAATTGTTGGTGAGACATTCGGTCTGCGACACGTTGCCTTTGTGCGCTCGGAACGCGGCGATCATTTGTCCCTCAGGGCTATAAGCGCATCGAGAGTAGCTGATAATTGCCCGATCACATCCCGTAGAACAGACTTGTCCGAATCCCATTTCGTTGCTTCAGTTTCATCATCAAACAATTCCCGCATTGCCTCGGCAAAATCCAACTGCACCGATGCAAGTGCTGCATTATCAAAATCGATCTCTAAAACGACCCTCCCATGTAATTTCCCTTCTTCGTCTGCTCGCCGAATGCGCACAAATAGCGCATTACCAAGCGTTTCAAACATCGACTCCTCCAATAAGCCGTATAACTCACTGGAAACGTTGACGATCACGGGCGCAGCGATTTCCACTTTAACATCCTCGCATGGGCCCGGATCTCGAATGACTAAATCGGCCTTAACTTTTTTGCTCATTACCGCCGCCTTGGTCATCGTATCTTCCAATTCGTAGCCCACCCATGCGCAAACGGATTACCGCGCGGTTCCGCAACTTGCGGCTCTGGCACAAGCGGCCTGAGTTGCGCCAGCTCTGCCGCCTGACTGGTGCACAGATCCGACAGCCGCTGCGTCTCCACCATGATATCCCGCGTAGCCTGTTCCGCCGTGGCAGTGCGTGACTGCAACGCGCCCATATCGATCATCGCGGCGGCCAGCTTGGCTTCCGTGGCCAGTAGGCGCTCGGTAAGCACCGTGTTGGCTTGGTCTCTGCGAACGGTGCGGGCGGCCCGCAGCCGTCCTTCGATTGGGGCGTCAATCCGCTTGCCATCACAGAAAAGGCCGTCCTGCGTTAAGTGGAAAACCGATGCACTAATCGGGGCCGCCCCCACATGCTGTGTCGGGCAATCAGCCGCGTCATGCGAGACAGAGCAGCAATACGGGCAGTGTGTTTCATTGCCGTCGCTGGCCGCTAGGCCGTTCGTGTCCGCGCACTGCTCGCCATAGCCGGCTTCCTGGGAAGCGGCTTGCCAAGCCGCAAAGTCCGGGATCGGCGTCACCATTAGCTCGAGATCTTGCGCTGATGCTTTGTTCGCATTCACCAACGCCTTGAATTCATCCTCGCTCAATGCCGTGTCTCCTTCTGCTCAACCTTCGCCAACGCGCCACTGATCAGCTCGTCAATCGGCGCGCGCGTGTCTTCGACCGCAAACGTGTGCTTGGTAGGATCAACCGGCTTGCCATCCTTCCCAAGCGTCTGATGTGCCAAACGATCCGCGAATACCTCGGGATGCAGTTTCGCCAATAGCCACTTCCGCGCATCCGCCCTCAAAGCAGAGCGCTGGACATGCTCGTGATCGAGCTTGATTTCAGTCTTGCCGGTACGCGCATTCACCCGCTCAACCCAGTCATTGGTGGCGTCGTCCGTAATTTCCAGGATCTCGTCCGCCCAATGATCAGCCTGTGCTTTGCGCGCGCGCGCGTATCGTTCAGCCATGCCGTCGATGTCCTGCACGGCCCACCCCCGGACAGTGCCAGGCGCCGGGAACATGGGATTGGCTTCACGGCCAACGCGACAGATTTCCCGTAGGCTTATGCCATCCGCCATTTGGTCCAGCACGAAATCAGCGACTTCCCGCGAATAGGCCATCAGCCCCTCCCTGCCTCTACGCGCCACTCTCGCGCCGTACCTGCGTCATTTGGGGTGCCTATAGGGGTGCGCCATTCCAATAGCACCCTATAGGCCCCGGAATGGCGCGGCGCACTCTGAAACCGCGCCATTTGTGCGCCATTAGATTGTGTGAAATGGCAGTAATGCTGACTCACTAAGCGAATGCGGCGAGGCGAAGAATAAACTCGCGTGGCCGCATTTTCTCGCTTGACACACCGGAACATTGTTCCTATGTTGCGCTTACCCGAGGCAATGGAGCCAGGGCAAAAAGGAACAGAGAAATGGACGCCATCGTTCACATCGATACAGAAGAAGCAGACTTCCGCCGTGCAGTTGCGACCTACTACGGCGTAGGCTTCTACGATGTTTTGATCCGTGGCGACCGCGTTCACGTCAATATGGTGCCGTATGTCAACGAAGCCCGCACAGACGTGGCGGCCAAGTTGCAGGCGGAGGGCTAAGAGATGGCACAGACAATCACCGTCAGCGTCCGCTCTATTTACGGCAATGAGACTATTTACCCTGCGTGCAAGATGTCGGCGTTCTTCTGCGGGCTGGCTGGCACCAAGACCATTACCTCCGAAATGCTCCGCATGATCCGCGCGCAGGGGTACGAGATTGAGGTCGAAGCGCCCAAGCTTCGATTCGCAGCGTGACCCCCGCCGAACTACGTACCACCCGCGAGAGCCTTGGGCTAACTCAGGGCGGCGCGGCCCGTTTGCTGGGTGTAGACGGCCGTACGTGGCGCTACTGGGAAGCTGGCGAGCGCGGGATACCCGAACCAGTCGCGCGCCTAATGCGGCTGCTAGAGCGCCACCCACGCCTGCAGGCTGAGCTATCATCTATGTTGGCCTCTTGTTAATGTTCACACGCACCCCTTTGCGCTGCTTGCGCTGGTCCTGATCGTAGTACTCTTCTTCATAAAGCGTGCCGGCATTCATCCAGGACCGGATCATGGCCTTGGCCTGTTCGGTGCTGCAGCCGAGCTCTCGTATCAGGACTGTGCCGGCCCACCTGATGCTGTTGGCGCCGACCGCCGTGGCGGCGTAAAGCCAGCCAGCAGGCGGTTCATTGATGATATCCAGCACCCGGTTGAGATCTGCGCTTGTGTTAGTGGGCAGTGTGCTGGGCGGCTTCCATGGCCACGCCACGGCCACGCCATCTGGCGGCTCATCTGCTGTGCCGTTGTCCAGCTTGATTTCCTGCCGCTCGAACCATTCGGCATCCTCAATCGGTGCATAATTGGACTTGGCGCCGTCTAGCCGGAAGTAGTTGCGCCGCTTTTCCTCGGCAATACCGAATGCCTTGGCCTCTTCCTTGGACATGACGTTGAGCGTCAGCACCACGCGAGCAGCGCCTACGATTGCCGAGGCTCCGCGCAACGAATCAGGATCGCCGGGATCGCCAACGCCCTTGCGCGAGTGGTGCAGCACCAGAACGGCACAATTATGCCTGGCAGCCATGCGCCGAAGAAATGCCATGACGGCGCGCACCGCTGTGTTGTCGTTCTCGTCCGCGTCGTGCAACTCAACGAACGGATCGAAGCAGGCTACATCCGGCTTGAAGGCTTCGAAGAACAGTTCGATTTCCTGCATGGCCTCGGTTGAAACCATGATCCCGCCGCTTGGCGCGGTGCGGATGAGCTGGCCGGCTTCTGTCGGACCAATGATGGCCAGGCGGCCATCTGGCGCCGCAGGCGTGAGGCCAAGCCGCTGGAACATGGCCGAGAAGCGCCGCTTCTGCTCGTCGGCATCGTCTTCGACGTTGTAAACCGCAAAGCGGCTTGCGGCCGTTACCTTGAAATTACGGAAAGCCGTTTGGGTGGTGGCGCAGGATGCCCACGCGACAATCATGGACGACTTGCCAGCCGATCCGGGGCCTGACAGCACAGTTACCGCGCCGCGCATGAGATACCCCCGCGCAATCCACGGGCGACGGGGAATGTCAGCCGACTTCCATGCCTCCTGGATAACCCACAATGCGGCGCCTGATGTGTGCGCCTGATGGTGTAGGATGGTGTCATAATCTGGCGCGTCATGCTCAGCGGCCTCAAGCGCGCGTAGGTAGTCGGGCTCATCAAGGCCGTTGACGCGCTTGGGCACGTCGTCCCTTGGTGGTTGAGGGGGCGGCGTTGACTGGCTGAAAAAGTTGGCACGTTCATGGGCCAATAACCCGCTCCGCTTCGTCAATCTCATTGCGAAGCGTAATGGCTACCCAGTCCTCCAATTCGAAAATATCCGGCAGATAGTTGGCGCCAAGTTCTCGTGCGTGGCGCATGACAACGTTCATGGCGTTGTCGTATCCTTCCACGCCATGTGCAATGCATACAGCCTCGGCCCGTACCAAGTTGTGCAGACGAGGGACGACACGCTCGCGGAAGTGGAGAGCATACAATCTCACAACGCCACATCCACACCCGGAATATCCGGGTCCCACGATGGCCGCACGAACTCGCCAACCAGCGTGTAGCCACCAGCGGGATCTGGCGTAGCGACGAACGACAGGCCCCAGCCGAACTTATCGCGCAGCTCGCCTCGGATTACGCCGTCAGCGTCTTTGCGCATTTTGCCGGTGTGGTTGGTCATGCTGGCGGCTCTGAGAACCACGAAGCATATTCGCGCTCAGGAGCTGAAGTGCGCTTTGCAACGATAATATGAATGCACAAATCAACGCATTCGTCGCAGATGAAGCACTCAGGCCCCGCAATTAGCGTAGAAACCTCGTGCTGCGTCTTGCCGCAGAAGGAGCACAGAAGGGGTTCGCTCACCTCCACACCCCCACCTTATGTGCCTGCCGTATCTTGCTAGCCGCCGGCCGCAGCGCGCGCGGCTTGGCAACGCGCTTCACCACACCCGCCGCCCGCTCCCGTTCACTTGCCGCGACGTGTTCCGCGTAAACCCGCGCCACCACGTCCGCATTGTCCGATACACGAATGCCGGCGCTGCGCAGCCCGTCCAGCGCCTGCGCGATGGAAGCGCACTCACGCACGGTCGGAATGCCGCACGCCGCGTAGGCGTCTGCCGCGGCCGTCTGCGCTGGTGATGTGTGGCCCTTCCCGTCCGGGCGCTTGCATTCGATCCATAGGACGCGCGTGGGGGAGCCTTGGCATACGAGGTGATCCGCCGTACCCGGGCGGCAGCCTCTCGCAATAGCCATGAGGCGCGCGTTGTCATTCGCCTGGTGTGCGCCTGATTGATCGATCCCGCGTATCTCGCGTGGTTCAAGCACAACAGCGTGGAGGAACTTGTCCAACCACGCCTGCAGGCTCCACTCGGGCTTGCGTTGGAGGGTCACCGCTTTGACAGCCCCATAATGGCCGAGTACGCCCTCTCGCGCTGTTCGTCCCTGCGCTTCTTCTCTTCGATGATCTCGGTCAATTCTGCACTGGTTAAGTTAGGAACGTGCGGTATATCCGGTTTACCAACGTCATCAACCGTGGCGTTCTCGATATCGGCCCACGCCTTCAGGCATGGATCGCCGTTCGGCTTTAACCGCTGGCAATAGGCGTCAATGCAGTCCGGAAATTCGTGACCGGCAACGGTGTAGGTTTTCATGCCCACGAGAACCTCGGCGTATGCGCCTTCTGCCAATGCGCGCAGCAATATGGACGCCCCACTTCAGGCCGCGCGCCGCAGAATTGCGGGTTCAATCCCGGCCGCTCATTACCCCATAACGGCCATTGGCATGTGCGCGGCGCCGCAACTGGCGCTGGCATCGGCAACGGAAGCGTGGCCTGGCGAATAAGCAGCGCGAGCGGATCTGTGCGCTCTGGCTTCGGGCGCTGCCCCGCGACTGCGTCATCGATTTTGCGGTCCAGCTTGATGGGTGACTCGCGCTTAGGCAGCCCCATCTGCTGAACCTTGTTATTGATCGCGGTGCGGGATTTGCGCATCCGACGCGCAATCTCATTCTGCGACAGCCCCTCATCGCGGAACTGACGTAACTGGTCTTCCATTTCCGGCGTCCAGCCGAACAGAAACCCATTGGCCATGCTTTGGATTACAGTGCCCATGTGAGCCTCGTTGGTTGCGTGTCAGCGAGCACAAAACCGGGATGGTCGGGCTGCGCACGCTTCATGGCATTATTCAGCGCATGGATGTTGCCGCGCTTGGTACGTGGCAGCTCAAGCTGCGCCGAGCGCTGATAGACTTCGCGGAGAGGAATAGGAATGGGTGAGCCTTTAACGCGCGCACGCTTTGTCACTGCAGCGCCTATACGTAGCGACATTTTGTGGCCGCGCAGCGAGGGACGGTGCAGATTGAACCGACGCGCGATACCGCGTAGCTGCGGCTCTGTAAGCTGCGTCGTGCCTAGAGCGTTGACGGTTGAGCGGATCAACGCAAGTGGCGCGTCCGTGGTCCACATCTCGCGAACCTTGGCCGCCTGTGCTGGGCTATAACCAAGCGCAGGCTCAACTGGCAGCCCCACACGCGTTGGCCACTGATGCCGACGCCGTACGCCAAGGACGGCGCCCTTGGTGCAGCCGTCCCCTATTTCCTTGGCGATGGCATCAGCGCTCATGCCTGCGTCCCAGCGCTGGCGTGCGAGCGCGATATTTGCCTCTGTCAGCCATGTGGAGATGGTCATATTTCGCGCCTCGCCATCGCGAGTAGGATCTCCTGCGAGGTGCCGCGCAGAATGGCAGCGCGAAGGGCTGCGTCTGAGTCACGGCCGGTTAGGAGGTAATCGGTTGTGACGCCGAGCACTGAAGCAACGTGCGGAAGCGTGGAAACACGCGGATGATTGCGGTCCAACTCCCACTGATTGACGATATGGTAAGACGTGACTTGGCAAGCGTTCGCCATCTGGGGCGTTGTCATGCGCTTGGCTAGTCGTAGGCGCCTTAGCCGCTCCCCGAACGTCTCGGTCATGGACGCTCTACCAGCCAGCCGATGTTAAACTCAAACCAACGGCCAAGGCGCCAGCGCTTCCTGATCGGCGGAAGAGGCTCCGGATCAAGCCTGACACCGCGACGCAAGCCATCGTAGTCACGATCCCATGCAGCTAGCATGGCTTCCCACCTGATTGCCGCTTTCTCTCTGGAACCAACCCACGGCAACCCAGCGTCGTGCGACTTGCGCATGACGTTGGCTGCGGCATCCTTCATTGCAGCAGTGGCGACAGAAGGGACTATGCGATAGCCGGCTTCATGCAGCTTCTGCACATTGGCCGTGCCAATAACGAGAGCGGGCGGTGTTTGCGGTATGCCGATCTTTTGCATGGCCGCCTCACTCAAAGCTCAATGCGTACTGCAGAACAGCTTGCTGCTTCTCCAGCTTAGCGGCTTCGAGGAAAGCGCGCCGCACACTGAGCTTAATGCCAGCGATCTGAACTGGCGTCAGATCCTTGGAGGCGGCTTCGATGTACAGCCCCTTCAGATCCTCAACGCGCTCACGTTTCTCAGTTTCCAGCCGAATGGCGCGCTCACGAATGTCATCAGCGGCGCTCTTGTTGTGGCCTATGTCGCTCACTTCGTTGCCCCCCGCCAAACAGCCCTGCGCAGCCCCAGTTGCGCGTCTAGTAGTCTGAGTTCCCACCTGTCAGATGCATCCAGGTGCCGTTTGAGCCGCCATGCGCAGTAATCGGCCCAGTACTTTCGCCAGACCCACATTCTGTATTCCCCCGGAGTTCCAGTTCGTATTGGCGGCGCTGCATGCGTCGGGCTTCAAGCCGTTCCTGCAGCAACCGCACGCTGGCGTCACACTCACGTAGCGCGGCCAGCTTCATTGACATCCATGCTTCGCGGCGGATGGTGAGCAACTCATTGTAGAAGAGTGCCTTTCCGCGCGATTCCTTGACGCCGAATTGCATTGCAGCCTGCGCGATGCAGGCGGGCGTTGGCTGCCCAGTAGCAGCACGCCTCGTGAGCACAGCATCGCGGAACATGGCTACGCAGTCCTGTAGCCAGCTCTCACGTTGGTGAGCGGTAAAAGAATTAATTTT